CGTCGTACCGCTTGCCCGTCCCAGGTCCAACAGCTGTAGCTGTTCGGGAGCTTTTTTTCGTAGGTCGTCACCCGCCGCTCGCGATACCAGCCTCGGAGAATGATGGACAGAAAACTCACTGGGTGATCGTGCAGGAACGGCTCGACGTCAGGCTTCTTGATCCAGTGCAGGCACACGGCGAATAGCGGCGTTTTCACCAGGTGCAGTCTAACGATGTACTGACTGTCGACCTCGGTCCAGCGCCAGAAGGCCCAAGTGCTGCCTGACTTGTAGGCGCGGTCTTTCAGGAACATGACCGTAAGATGCCCTGGGTTGAAAAGAGTTTCAAGACGTGAGCCAGAAGAACCAAGATCCTTCGTGAAAAGGCTGCACTTGCCGGGATGCTACGCCTTGCTGTAGAGCCTCTAAGAGTGAGACCCAACCCCAAGCGCGCGGCGGTGGCGCCGGGTGATTCGGGCCGAGCCAATGCATTCGAAAACGCATCAGCTTACAGAAAGCCTCGTCACTCACACGCAAGCTGCCTCCCTATCCCGCGCCATCCAGGACAAGTCCGGCGCCCAGCTCCAATCGTCAGGCCACCAAGGATTCAACTTGCCTTTTGAATCGCGGACGTCGCCAGCGTTCTTGAACCACCTTCGCATCAGCGCCGGCTTAGGCTTACAGGCCACGTCCGGGCACCAGTACCTCGCCGCCGCCTCGAACAGCCGCGCGTGCTCGTCAGCCGCAGCAGTGACGTTCAAGCTCTCGGGAATCTCCGTAATGCTTTCATCGTGCGCGAAGATGACCTGCCGGGAGCCAAACAACGGCGAATCTTTCTCGTAGTAGCAAGCTTTCGCTACGCGCCAGATTGCGTCCTTTGCGAGCCGGGCCGCGAGCCCCTGGAAGCGCAGATTCGCTGCCTCGGTGAACTTTCTCCCGCGGACCCACATCACGGGCTCGTCGCCAGGGCCCCACACCTCGATCAGCGAGTTGCGCGGGTCCTCGCACTCCTCACCCACGCGTCTGTGGTAGCGGCGCATCTCGGGGAGCATTTCAAACCAAGCAGACCGGAACTTGTCCGCGACCTCGACACACGGACGGCATAGTGGCTTGCCGATCCGCTCGGAAACGTACGTGTCCTTGTTGTGCTCGTGCCCTTCGGTCTTGCAGAAGTTCACACCACCGTTCCCCGGTTGTCGGCAATAAACCACTAGCTTTTCCGCGGACATAGCGGCGCCCATTGCGTAATTTACGGGCTTAGACGCCTGTCGAAACAGTTTCATCCGTGCATCTTTTGCTCTATGTAGCGCGATCCCCTCCTCGTAAGAGATGCCCAACAAACCGCTCGCCAGGTTCACGTGCAGATCGCGCCCAGCGTTCAGCAGCTCAGCCAAGGCCGATTGTCCGAACATCCAGAGAAGGTTCTGCGCAAGCGTCACCAGCTCCAGCGACGGGTAGTCGACCGAGTTCCAAACGGAGTCGTAGGGGTCCCCAAAACGCGTGTGCCTCGCGACAAAGCACTCACGCGAGCGCCCAATCCGGGGCAAATTCTGGATGTTGGGATCCCACGCCCCCGTGCGCAGCGTGCGCTTGATCGGGTCGTAATGGACGCAGATAGGGACCCGCGTGCCTTGCTGGATGACGCGGAGGTATGTCTTGTACTCGGTCTCGCCCGCGCCCTGCTCGCCGAGCTTCATCAGCAGGGGATCGCCCGACTCCAGGAGGCTGTCCCGGTCGCAGCAGACCTCACCGCTGTCTGTCGAGGGGGGAGAGCCCTTGTAAGCCGCGGCGACCAGTGCTTTGAGGGCCCCTTGGTCTTTCGTGCCGACGTCGTTGGGCAGCCAGGGCCTCCAACAGCCGGGGCCGGCGAGGTGTGGCGCCTTCCCCTCGCACTGCTTCTTTCGTCGGCACCAGCCCTCGCCACGGTACACCCCTACCTCGGTGAACTTAGCGATCAGCCGCTCGTGCTGGGCCGTGGACTCCTTTACGACGTCCTCCACCATCTCGGGATCTGTGCGCGGTCCCCAGCAGGACATCAGGTGCAGTGCCCATGCTGCACGGTTCTCGCGTGGCTCAAGCTTCAGGTTGGCGATTCCGGGATCCGTCTCGGGGTCTCCATTACCCTGGGCCTCGACCACGTCGTAGGTGCGCCGGGCGTCGCGCTTGGCGTAGGCCCGGTCTTCGTCGCTCCACATCTCGAAGGGGACGCCGTCCAGGTGCGCGTAATGCAGTCGCGGCGTGTCCTCTTTCGCCAGGTACAGGCCCAGGACCTTCTCGGAGACGCTGGCCAGGCTGTACGCCTCGATCGGCCGGCCCTGCGCGTCTTCCAACAGCGTGCCTCGGCCGAGGTCCAAGAGAGCTTGCCTTCGCGCGGCGTCGAGTATCTGCCCGCGCTCCAGCATCTCGAAGACGATGGGCACCAGCTCAGGGAACATGGCGCAGGCGACGCCTAAATCGAATGGTGCGTTGAAGAACGCAAGGATTTCACCAAACGCGTGGGCGTCGATCAGTGCCTGTCGAAACTCTTTCGGGTGCAGCAAACGCTCAGATGTCTTGTCCGCGACCTGGCCGACGACCAGGCGCGGCGCCGCTCTCCCGGGAATTACAATGTACGTTTCGCTGTCCAGGGCTTTCATTTCACGAACCGATCATCATGCAGCCAACAAACTTCTACGTTCTTCTTTCCAGTCATTGCTGTGTTTGTCGTAGTCCAGGGAACAAACGGCAACCACGTCGCGCCTTGATTTTCACAAACGATCACTTGACCCGCGCGCGCACGGCACCACGAACTCAACGCCGCGTAGTCTATCATCTTGCTAGAGCACTTGTAATAAACGCCAGCCTCCTGATAGGGAGGATCCACAAAATAGGTTGCTCTTACGTCTGGCGCTAAAGCGTAGTCTCCCTCGATCACCCTCCAATGGCGAATGGAATCAACCTGAACAGCGACGCGTTCTCTTTGCGCTTCAGTCCACCCCCCGTATGCGTATCCCGCTACGTGTGCTTTTCGCATCCAGGGTGTTGTTCGCGCCTGTGGGGACGTCGCGCCGTTACGCATGCACATCCCGACCAGATAGCGGGGAGCGCCCTGCCACGCCGCGGGCAGGTCAGCGCAATCTTGTACGCACGGTATCCTACGCACTTCCGCCGCGCGGACCGCGATCAAGTAACGCCAAATTTCGGCGATCACCGGGTACTTCTCTACCAAAACCACGTTACGATCTGGATAGCGCAGACTGTAGCCTGCTGCTCCCGCAAAGGGCTCAATGATCGTGCTGTGTGCTGGCGCGGGGTATAATGGCGCCGCGCGCCACTTGCCCCCGTAGTATTTCCAAAACGGTTTTAAGGCTTTCATGGCATCCCCCTACCCTCGGCCCGCGCAAGCGCCGAGGGTAAGTGAAAATGTAGCTGCCTACTCCAGCGCCCCAGCGAGTGGGTGCTCTTTGGGGAACGGGAGCGCCGTCCACTTCTCCTTGGTCACGGCCGTTTTGCCTTCCCGGTTCTTCAGCCACGCCTCGCACTGCACCTCGATCCCGACCAGAGGGGAGGGGTACTTCGAGTTGCCGACCTGCAGCAGTTCCTCGAAAGCGATCCGCCCCGTCTCCGTACCGGCTTTGTGCACGCCCGGCTTTCCGTCATCGTCCACGAAGTTCACGTCTTCCGTGTACATCTCCGGCACCGCCTGCCCGTCCGGTCCCGACTGCTTCACCAGATCCAACAGCTCCGTCACCGTCACGTGCGAGATGCTCGAAAGAGCGTCCATGAAGAGCCGGCACTTGTACTTGTCGGAGAGGTCGCACGCGAGGCTCGCCGTCGTACCGACCGGGTTAGGCCACGTGTTTTTCTCCTTGTAGTACTCCTCCGACATCGTCGCTTTCATCGAGACCACCTCGAATTCGATCACGCCCTGAGTGTCCGACTTGTATCCCTTGAAGCACTTCGCGCCCGTCACCTTGAACCGATACACAGCCCCAGGATTGATCCACGCTCCGCCTCCAGTGTTCACCTCACGCCCCTTCTGCGCCGCCTTCCGAATCCGCTCTCTGATCGCCTCTGCCTCGCTCATTGTGTCCTGTCCTTTTTCCTGTCCTGAAAACCCCTCAGACAATCCAAGGGGGCGCTACACTACAGGTCTATCCCCATCACGGCGCGGATGAAGACTGCCGCGACTTGCGGGACGATCGCGTTGCCGTAGGCGCGCAGTCGTCCCACTCGGTTGGGAACCCCATGAGCCAGCGGGAAAAGTCCGGGTTGAGTTGACCGCGATTTGCCGTCTTGGCACTGGAGCCACTCGAGAGAAGACCACGGGCCATTTCTGGCGTCGTCGCGCGTCCTTGCATGCAACGCTTCAAGTTCGATTCGTGACTGCTGTTGTTGTTGTTCTCGTCGGACGCGCGCGGCGTCGGCCACGGAGCGAGCTGTGCTTGGTGCGCCAGACTGGTCACCGACACTCCCATCAACGACCCTCGGGCATTTGATCGCCGCTTGCGTTCCAGGTGTTGTTCCGCAGTCCCCCCCGGCTCCCGCGCCGCGGGCGTTGCCCACGGCCACGAAGAACAGTCGCTGTCTCCTGTGTGGCGCACCGACGCTCGCAGCGCACAGATCCGCCGCCCCGATGGCGTAGCCCGCTCCTTCCAGGTCAGAGAAAACAAGGTCGAGCCACTGGAGGCCGTCAGGGCTCGCAACCTGCTCTCCAAAAATGATTGGAGGTCGGCACTCCCGGATAAGTCTGAAGAATTCGGGCCAGAGGTGGCGGTCGTCGCTGAAGCCTCCGTGCTTTCCCGCTGCGCTGAAGGGCTGGCAGGGGCAGCTCCCGGTCCACACGGGGAGGTCGGCGGGCCAGCCTGCGAGTCTGAGCGCGAGCGGCCAGCCTCCGATTCCGGCGAAGAAGTGCGAGACCGCTCCGCAATCCGCAGGTGCCACATCCTGGATAGAGTGCTCATTGACCACACCCTCAGGCAAATGCCCCGCCTTGATTAGACTTCGCAGCCACTGCGCAGGATACGGTTCCCATTCGTTGTAAAAGACGCCCATCACGCCTTAGATGTGCCAGCCTGAAAGCCGTTTCTACTTCACTCTGCCCGCTTGCCGTTCCTCGCGAATGAACCGTTGAATCCGCGCATGCTCTATATCAACCACACCTGACGCGCGCCGCGCTTTTTGCAAAGCCTCTAGGCGTCGCTCCAGAAAGTAGTCTCTCAGCGCCGGCCAGCCTGCGGCCCAAAGCATCACGAGGAGCGATAGGCACGCGAGGCCTAACGGCGCGGCCATGTAAAGCAGAGCCGAGGCGGGGTACTCTTCCAGCCCCTGCACAGCCTGCTGCGCAAAGATGTCTATAGGGGTCAAGGTGGATTTTTCGGCTTGAGAAGCCCGGCCGCTGTCAAATCGTCTACAGCGCGCTGCCCCAACCACTCGCGCATCTTGGGAATCTTGTCGAGCCCGACTGTTGCCGCGCGCGTAGGGACCGGCATCGCCCAACGTGCATCGTAGGTCTTCGCGCGTTCCACGAAAATCTCGTGCTCGTCTCCATAGAGGTCTTCAGCAAACACGAGCACCAGACCTACGCGCCGCAGCCACTTGTTGATTGTACAAAGTCTCACAGCCCAGCCCTCGCGAAAGAATACTTGGCATAGCAGAGCTTCTGCTTTCCAGGCGTGACGCCCTCAACGAAGAGGGCCCGATCGCACGCCTTCTTGAATGAGCCTTTCAGCTCGGGCGTGTGAAGGTACAGCCACGCATGCACAGCTTCGCCCCGCTGCCCACGGCGATGCGTACGCCCCAAGAGCTGCTCCCACATGGCAGAACTGGGCGGCGCCTGGGTGAAAAGGTTTCGTGTGAACCGGGTCAAGTCCTTGTTCTTGTGGTGTGGCTTCATCGCGACCAGGACAGAGCGTTTGCCCGTCTCGCGCAAGAGTAGACCGCTCGCCTCCTCACCCTCGCCGTATACGGGGATGTCGAGCTTCTGTTCCTTGACCAGCGCCTCAAGCTTCCGCTCTAGCGCCTTGGAGGAGTACCAAACAATCCCCGGCGCCTCCTGAGCCCAGGCCAACGCATCGCGAGCGACCCAGTCGCTAAGCCATTCTGTCTTGGTCTCGGGGATGACCTGTTTGTGGACTTCGAGCCAGGCGCGCAGTGCATACGTTGAGAGCACAGGCTTCTGCTCGGTCCCTTCCTCACCTTGCAAGTGGCGCAGCGCGGCCCGAGTAACGAGAAGAGGCGAGTCCATGTACTGGACGGGATGCTCTAGTGTCTCGCGTACTTCGCGATTCCAAGCCTGGCGCCGGGCAAACCATTCGTCGACCAGGTCTTTGTCCCGAGGGAATTCGTTTTTCGGGAAAATCCATTTGTAGTAGAAACCCGCCGCGAGCTGGTGTAGGCAGCGGGCGCGGTCTGTCTCGCACTTGAACCATTCTAAGTCAGGGCGGCTACCGTTGCGCGCGACCTTCAGAGCGTCCTTGACGTTCTCCGGGGGCTCGGGGAGATCCCTCCTGTGCATGTAGAGGGGGATCTGCACCGCGCCCTCGGTCGTGTCGATGACGCCTAGAGTGTTCATTCGACGCCGCTTGAAGGCCGCGCGCGCGTCCTCCCCGGGGCGGCAGAGCTTCACGAGGGCCCCCATCAGTGCGGGCAGCTTATCTCCGCGGTACTCGTCAGGGTCCACCGCCGAGGCCCACTCCGACAACACATCCTCGTCGACGGGGTAGGGAGAGCCTGCACCTAAAGCCAAGGCGGCCAGGTGAGCGCACTCCTGGATTGAGCGTGTAGTGAGTGTGCCCGAACCCCAGACGAAGTGTGCGGCCGGATGATCCGCGCCGAAGGACAACACGCGGCGCGTACGGACACTCTCCCGTCGGCAAAGGTTGTGCGCCTCATTCCCCATAACCAGCTCGGGCTGCCAGGCCGCGAGCGCTGCGGTGAACTTCTCGTGGCTCAGCTCCGAGTAGGCGATCACCTTCAGTCGTGGCAGGCCCGGCACAGGTACCGCGTGCCCCCCTACCAGGTTCGGCAACACCCAGTGCTGACCGTAATACTCGCGGTCCATCTCCAGGGAATCACGCATATCCGTGGTAATGAAAAGGACAGCGGTAGACACCCCGGGCACGACAAGCGGCAGGAGCTGGAACACCAGCTCTTTCCCGTGGCCCACGCCTGCGGCCAGCAGCAGCCCCTCGGCGCGCGTCGCTTCGGAAAGAGCCTGGGCCTGGAGGGGCAGCAGCTCCTTGCAGCAGGGCCGTTGCATCTCCTCGCAGCGACAAGAGGTGACAGGCTTCTTGAGCCAGGAGAAGTTCAGGACCTCGACGTGCTCCCGAATAGGCAGCGCGGCAATCCTCGCCAGGTCCTCGGAGTGCTGCACCACGGGGCGCATGCGGGTGCTTATGGGGACTGCCTGATGCGCCACGGCCACGGGTCCCAGGCCCATGCGCGCGGTCAACGATGCCTGAGTGAAGCTAGGCTCCTCACGCTTCCTCAGCAAAAGAATTTTGGCAAGGACGCTCACCGTCGGGACAGGGCCTTCGCTGCTTCCTTTTTCAAGACGACATACCACAGTCCGCGTTCGACGATTCGCCGCCCGGTAGCCGGCTCAATCCGGACCAGCTCTCCTTTTTCGAGGTCAATGCTTTGATAATCGGTCACGACCTGGCCGCATTGATCGACGACCTCCGTCGTGATCGCGGGTGCCAGATGCAGACACTTGGCCTCCCTATTGAATGCCAGCACGAGATCATCCGGGCGCAGGGAGGTGATCTTCACTCGCGGAGCCTTTTCTCGTCCCAACGCTCGCGGGGCTCTCTCGCGGTCGGAGGTCTGGGCATAGGCGTGACTCCGGTGCAGAACTCGCGCAGCTCCTTGTTAAAGTACCACCAAGGGAGGTGCGGCCGCGCCATCGGATGCAGGTGCGTGCCTCGGCGACTCACTCGCTCCTTGTAGTTAGAAATGCGTCTCATGTTCCACCCTCGTTCAGGCTCTTGGTATGGGCTTTTGGAGCACTGAAAGGGATCATGTTCCACCCTCGTTCAGGCTCTTGAGCAGGCGAGAGCATTCGCCCAGCTCCTCGGTCCGATCGATCAACTGCCCCACAGCCTCGGCCGTCAGCTGCACAGAACGCTGAAGCATCTCCTGATCGCGTCCTTCCTGGAACCGCGCGCCGAGCATGAGTCCTGCGGCAAACGTGGGGATGACTGTACAACTCACCAGGGCCAGATTCCTGAGAAACGTCATTTAGTCACTTCCTCTGAGGAGAGCACTGGCCCGGGGTAGTAGTCAAAGTCCGGGCGCGGGAGCATCTGGGGCGGGCCCTTGGTCTCGCACTCGTCGGAGCAGTACCAGGTTTCCAAGGGCTTCTCGCGCTTGGAAGTCTTGCCACAGCCCGAGGAGCACTGCACGAGATAGAGTTTCACGACACACACCTCTTAAGGCTCCACTCTCGACGCTCCAGGGCTGGACTTATCAACCCTCGCACCTGGAGCACGCCGAGGATCTCCCGTGTGCGCTTCAGGTCCTCGGCCGGGGGTAGAGGCAGGGGCATCCAGCCCTGATCAATCTTGTTGAGGATCCAATTCACTTCGCCGGCTCCTCGGGCTTCTTCGTCTTCTTCGTGATGATGCGTGCGGCCTGAATGGCGAGCGGATCCCTGTAGAACAGGGCCTTGAACTTCCCTCGGATCTTCACCCTGCGCGGCGGGCCGGCGGGGCTCCTGTCCTTGATCGCGAACACGCGAACCCACGGTTCCCGGCCGGTCGCGCCCTGCCACGCGTAGGCCTCCAGGTGCGTTGGACTCGACGCGCCCGGCGCGGGGGCGTGCGCGCCCGTGCGCTTGTCCGGGGGCAGCTCGAACGGGGGAGGGACAAGATGCGCCTTCCGCCACGCGCGGATGTTGCCGCGCAGGCGCTTCAGCTCCAGGGTGTGCATCTGAGACATGGCAGGCTCCTCCTACAGCATTTCTTTCAGATTTCTTTCATATTTCTTTCAAGGTTTGAGCTGCGTCGAGCATCCAAAGCCCAGCGCTGTGCACCGCCCACAGACGCAAGGCCGGCGGAAGGAGCGGAGCGCTGGCCAACTCCAAACGAAGGCTTGCGACATAAAGCTGAAACAGTATGGCCATCATCGCAACGGCTCCGACACGGCCGTCAGGTGCGTCAGCAGCTTGATCAGCTCGTCCTCGTCGTGCGACGTCCCGAGCCACTGCTGCAGCCGGTACACGGCGTCGTTCACGTCGAAAACCACACCCGCCGGCAAGAGCACAGCCTGATCCCCGGGAGCAAAGCCGCTCACGGTCACAGCCGCCTGTGCCGAGGTGCCGAGGTACCCGCGCAGGGACAAGGAGTCCTTCCTGCTCTCGGACTGGACAATCGTCAACCGAGCCATCTTCTTGCGGGACATTACGTCACCTCCTTGGGCTTTTGGGCCTCGTGGTACGCAACGGCAACCATGAACACGATCCACGCCCCCATCACGGCCCAGCCCCAGCGCGAGAAGGCTGCGAGGTAGCCCAAACCAAAGAGCGCGAGGGAGTAAACGAAAGAGGCTGTGAATTTCATCTGGCCCCCTCTCGCCTCTTGTCCTCTCTCAACCCCTCTAGCACGCCTTCGAGCTGAGCGATTAGTCCCTCCATGAAATCGATCGCGTTGTCGAGACTGCAGGGTTTCGAGATGGCCCGGCACACATCCTCGACGAAGTCGTCGATCGATCTGGAGGGTACTGAGGTATGGTCTGTCATCATCTGGCCCCCCGAACAACAACCTCGGCCATGGGGATCAGCGTCTCGACCACGGTTTGCATGGGCGAGTCGAAACCGCTCACCATCGCGACGTACGTTCCCATCGTCGGTGGGGCCGCACGGACCTCGGCCGCCAAAGCCCCCCTGCCGCTGATCGCCCCGCGTTCGGTAATCCGGAAGTCGACCACTTGGAGCAGCTCGCAGACCTTGGCCACGCGCGCCGCAACGTAGTAGTCGAGGAACTCGAAGCCAGCCTTTCCCTCGGACACAGGGAAGCAATTCACGTAGAGATGGATCGGCAGCTTGGCGCCCGGCGCGACGTAGGCCCGTTGAGCCTCTGTCTGCAGCAATTCCCCTGGGCTCGTCGACCCAGTAGCGGGGCTCGCAGACGGTACGCTCGGCCCAGGGGTTTCGCCACCCTTCGCCGCGCCCGAATCGTCTTGCGGCGGCCCCTCGGTTTGCGGCTTCGAGACTACCCCAGGAGCACGGCTCTCCGCGACCGGCGCAGCGGGAGCGACCCCTACGTTTGACGGTGCCGCGTCCTGGGAAATTGGAGAGTCCTTCTTCTTGCGCCCCTTGGGGGCAGGCACCGCGTTCGCGTCATTTGGCGGCGCATCGGGTGGGAGGATCTGATTCGCGGCAGGACCCGCGATCTGTTGAGCAGAGGCAGCGGCAATCAACGCCCGCGCGTGCTCAAGCTCCTTGGGAGAGATCAACGTCTGTTGGACTGGAGCCTGAGGAGGCTGGGCAGGCGCCGTGGCCTCAAGCTTCCCCGGGTGCTCGCCCGTTCGCGAACCTGGGGCACCGGGGAGCGGATCTGGCGTTTGCGGGCCCACGTCGGCGATCGGCAACTTCCGCGGCCCAAGCTTCTTGATGCAGTCCCCCGCCGCGTTGAAGAGCAGCCGGCTGCCGTCGGGCATCGGCTGCACCGAACCTCCCTCGGGGAGAGCGGCCTTGACTTCGGGGTCGTCCGCATTGGAGGGGGCGGGGGGGACAATCCCAGGCGCCGGCACTGTAGCTGCTGCAGAGGTCTGCGGCCCCTGCGGTTGCGCTGGTGCAGCCTGCTGCACGGGTGAAGCCCCCGCCGCAGGAGTGCCGCTCGCCTGGGAATTTTGATTCGCTAGCCGGATCTTTTCGAGGATGGTCATGCTTTTTTCTCCTGGTACCGCGTTAGATGCAGAGCCTTCAAAAAGGTTTCCACCGCCGAACGTCGAGGCTGCAAGGAGGTGCTCCCGGAGCCTTGCCGCGGGGGTGCGCTGGCAGGTCGCGAGGAAGTCGCATTGCCGTCCGTAGTACCGATGACAGTAGCCCTTCGCCTGTCCCGTCGGTGCGATGTCCCGGGCGTCTTTGACACCTTCCAGCTCCTTGAGTCCACGCACCAAGTCTTCAGCGCGCGAAACAGTATTGTAGATGTCATCGGGTGTCAACAGCACCTGGACTTCGTCCGTGAGAATCGGCCCTTTGGTCTGTGCGTACAGGTGCCCCACATCGACCGGCCCGGGGTTTTCCAGAGTCACCCACCAAGCATAAAGCCCGAGCTGCAGATCCTCTTTCAGTTGCTCAGGTGTGAGCGCATAACCCTCTCCGTCCTCGTCCGTGAACAGCTTGCCCCGAGTCTTGAGATCCCGAATCTTGGGAAGAGCGCCGTTCAAGAAAAGAAGGTCTAGGTAACCCTCCATAGGAATGTCGAGAAGCTGGGGCGCAAGGCTGTAATCAAACTCCCCCTTCTTGTGCGGGCGTCCGTCCGTACCTATCTCTGCAAACGCGAGCGGATCGGGGAGAACCTCGGGGTAGAACTTCCGCAGGCCTTTCAAACGATCCCCGAAAAGGTCCTGCCCCGTTTTCACCAGGTGATCCGAATGCTCGTGCATCTCGGTCCCGAGCTTCTGTTGTTTGGTGTAGACCTGGGGCAGCTTGAGGATCTTAGCGAAGTAAGGCATCCGCCGGCAGTCCTCGAATTTCGATAGGAGGCTCGCCGAAACGTGGTGCCAGCGCCCCGTCTCTTTGTTAAAAGCCGCGGGGCCGAACTTCTCCTTTTTGATCTCCTCAGCCATCAGTTCTCCTGAATGAATCCCGCAACTGTTTTGGGTTTAGTCTCCAAGTCCCAGATCCTCGGCCCAAATCCTGAGCACAGCAACGGCCATGCCGTGGCGGTTCACTTCTGGATCTCGATACGGAAAACCCCGAGCTTGAAACCCCAATGTTCGCTCCTTGGCCTCGTCAAGGTAGCGCCGATGTGCCGTGAGGCGTTGACCCAGCACAAAGGCCATGCCGCAGAGCGCAGACTCTAAGACCTCAGCTTGCGCCTTAGAGTCGGCGAGCGCGAAGTGCAGGCACTGCGCCTGCGTCACGCTATCGGACAGCAGGCTTTGGAGATCAGCCACGCGTCTCCTCGACCCCTCCAGATCGTCGAGGTCTTCGCTCAGGGTCCGGCCGATGCGCTCGCCCGTGTGCGGGTAGCGCGTCACGTCCGATAGCCTTTGACATACAACATTTCCGAGATATAGCGAAGAGACCCCTCGGCGTTGTCTCGGCTCTGTTCCGGCTCGGCGATCTCCTTCTCCTTGGCAGCCTTGAACGCTGTGCAGTCGTGCGCTGCGGCCGCCTGCTGGAGAACCTGGTAGTCGGCAGTCATCGTGTTGAGGCGCTCCAGGAGCTTGTCGTTTTCTCGGGCCGTGCGCTTGGACTCCTCAACCTCCTTGTTCAGGTTCTCGTGCAGGCGCATGACCTCGCCGGCACTTTCCTTGAGGCGATCCTGCAGGCCGTGGATCTGATCGTTTGAGAAGTCGAGCGCGGACCGAAGTCTCTTGCACTCGTCGACCTGATCGTTGAGTTCCCGCGCGATATTTCGTACCTGATCTAGCGTCGCGAAGTTCCGGCGCACGCGCAGCGAGTTTCCCCTTGGAGCTTCCGGAAGCTGAGGCTTGGTCGCTGCCCTCAGCGCAGAGAAACGGATCCGCAGGGCCTCGATCGCGTGCTTGTTGCTCTCACAGGAGCGGCAGAGTTTGCAAGCCGCGTCCTTCTCGAAGTACGGACGGCAACCTTCGCACGGCTTGAAGCCTAGATCGTTGGGGGGCGCGGGCACTGCAACCCCTGTGAGCTTATCCTGCACGAGAGCTTCAAGGGCCGAGCCCTCGACCGGAGAGAGCACGGGCACGACACCCACACCATAACCAGATTGTTTGAAGATCATATTTCCTCCTTACCTTCCCGGCGCCAAGCCACGAGCCCGAAGCCAGCCCTTCCACTCGTTGTTCTTGCAGCGCTTCCAGGCCTGGGCCAGGGTCTGCTTTCCTACCCACTCCAAGGCTTCGGAGCACGCGCCCAGGTTGACCAGGGACGCGACCAGAGGGTTTTCGAAGTTGAGTGTTCTTGACACTTGCGCGTTGCCGTACACTCGCGCGTTGCCGTACACTCGCGCGTCGCCGTACACTCGCGCGTCGCCGTACACTCGCGCGTCGCCGTACACTTGCGCGTCGCCGAACACTTGCGCGTTGCCGAACACTTGCGCGTTTTCACCAATATAGGCCGAGGCCTCGACAGTCGCCGAGTCAGCTACCACTCCGCCCCCGTGCGCGTGTTTGTGCGCGGGCACCGCGCCTCGTCCATCTTGAAAGTCAAAGGTCATGTTTTCTCTCCTCATTCCTTTAGATGCTCAGCGCCCTTGATCGTTTCAACCCTCCACAATGCACCCTCTTCACCGTCCTGCCGGCGGAGCCTCATGCCTCCAAGGACAGTCTCTTTGTAACGCCCGAAGAGTTTGGATACGCGCTTGACGGAGATGTTCCCTCCATGGTCCCCACACAGCTCCTGCAAGGCCCCTCGCGCGGCGGCGTTCGCCGCGCCTGGCCCCCCGGCCTTCGCGCTGAAGGCTGCAGCGCCGCACCAGCCGTCCTTCGCAATGTCCTTCAGCGCCTTCATAACGGCGATCATTTGCTCGCGCTCCGCGGGTGCGGCAGAAGCCCTCAGCCGGGCTCCGTCGGGTGAAGCGAGCCCAAGCCACTCGACAGCGCCAAACACCAAGTCTTGCCAGCGCTCGAACGAGCCCCAGGGGACTGACTTGTGTTTGGGCGTCCCCGCAGCAAAGTAGCTTCGCCAGACACGCAGGCAGGCCGCAACAAGCCTGGGCCGCTCGTCCAACACCCAGCGCTCGATATCCGCATGCCTGAACCCGCTGCGCTCGTACGGACGCTCAAGAGGGCTGACGAGCCGGACCTGGAGCACGCGCCGCACTAAGTCCCCCTCGTACTCGATATTGTTTCCTCCAGCGAACCAGCACGCGCGCAGCGGGGCTTGAGCTGTCCGGTTCTCACCTAGTACGCGTTCCTTCACGACGCCGGCCGTTAGAGCGGATTCAAGCGAAGGTGTCCCCAGCGCCCCGCGCACGTTGTCGAGCAGCACGCAATTCGTGCCCTCCAGCGCCACGGCGAGGAGGCGCTTGCGCATTTCGTCATCGTCCGTGGTGTTGGCCATCTTGGCGAGTACACGGCCCGAGCAGACCAAAGAGATCAGGTCAACGAGCTTCGTCTTCCCGGAGCCCTGGATGTTGGCATCGACAACGAACATCGGACAGAGCCCCTGCAAGTCCTGACGGACGAAAGGCGTTAACAGTCCACACAGCCAGGCAGAGCGCGCGACGTCATCCTCGAAAGGGAAATCCTCGACCACCTCCAACAGATCTTCAGAGGCCTCCTGTGCATCGTATAGCGTCGGGGCGTTGGAGGGGACATAGAGCCCCTTGGGCGCGACGTAGTAGAGCCCGGTCGCTTCGTCATACCCCGGGCGCGAGATCAGTGAGCCATCACGTCGGAACACGGGGGTCTCGGCGAAGCCCGTGAGCCGGCGCACGTGAGGCCAAAGGCTGTGCTCCTTCAAGGCGGACACTACACACCCGGGAGGCATCACGGTGCGGGCCTCGCCTTCTTCAGCTGACAGCCACTGCGCATCGGTCGACAGCCACGCCCGAAGCGTCGCCTCGCCGAGCGGCGCCATGTGTGGCGCGTCGTTTCCCACGTCATCCATGAAGGGAAGGGCCTTGCCGGAAGTCCGGCATAGCCGCACGAGGGCGTTCGAGGCGCAGAACGCGCGCGGGTCTGCTGCCAGGGCTTCCTCAGCCAGCTCGACCATTTCCTCGATTACGGCAGATACCTGGATAATGGGGCGCTGCCAGGGATCCTCTGGGTCCTCCTCCACGCCGGGGGGCGGAGGGATGTCTAGGCCATCAGCCTGGAGCACAGCAGGGGGCCGGGGGGCGCCTTGCCGGAGACGCTGGGCCAATTTGTCTAGCCCCTTCTTCCTGGCAGCCTCCTCGCGCATCTCTTCGAGCCGGTGTTCCTGGGCGGGCTCGCGAAAGCGCCCAGCCTTATCCCAGAGTTTTTCAAGCTCGCGCTCGACGTTCGAGTCCCCATCACGTGAAACCATCTCGCCGAGCGATGGCAAGAACAAAGCCTCTAGCGTCGTGTCCTCGACCCAAGGCCATGCGCCTAGTACCTGTCCCACGAGCCCCGTAAAAGATACGTCGCGCTTACCGGCATCGGCGAAAGGCTTGCCTCGGGCGAGGAGTCGGGCACGTTCCTTCTTGTCCGGGTCTGGAGACTTCCATTGGAGCAGCGCCTCGCGCACCTCGTCGAGGGAGGGCGGAGATTCTGCAGGCACAGGTGTAGCGGGTGTTGAAGGCTTGGGGCGTGGTGCGTGTGCTGCAAAGTCTATCAGCTCCAGTTTGAGAAGTGCGCCCGGATGGTGCTCGAAAACGTTTTCTTCCAGGCCCTTTGTGGGGACGTAGAAAAAGCGGCAAGCGTCTTTCGTGTCGTCGACGATGTCGAAAATCCCCGCGTTCCTGAGAAAGTGCTCCCGAGTAGCCGGCCAGGGCGCTTCAGAAACCGTTTGGGCCAGGGGCAGGATTATCCTGAAACAGTTTTTCTGTTTACTTGAGGTATGCGAAGCTGTGGAGTGGATCAGGTACTCGTAAGGCTCCACAGCCTCTAACACACGTTGCAGTTCGGGGGACGTGCGCTTGTCGATGTCCAGGCCGAGCAGGTACACGGCAGCAACGTTCTTGTTCAGGCGATGAAGCTGCCAGCCGCCGCAGTCGTACTTGTGTTCGAGCCCGTGACTCCGGCACACGGGCGGGCAAGGCTCCAGCGCGCACGGGCTCCACCCGGGAGCTGTGTTTTTGGGGCCGGTGTGCCAGCTTTCTTCTAGCAGCGCGCGCAGCTCGTCCCACGTCAGGGAGAAGACCTCAGCGATGGGCCTGGCGGTAGGACGGGCAAACCAGGAGACCTTCAGAGGTATGTTGGTCACACGAAGGACCCTGGGCGGGGAAAGTGCAAGGATTGGAACCCTACGCCTTAGATGCGTGAGGCGTCAAGGCGTTGCTCCTTTTAGAGGACGTGGTGTTTTGTACGGTACTTCCTCTCTGTAATACGGATGCCCGCCTCGCGCCAGTTTACGTTCACTCGCTCGAAGGACAGTGCTAGGCCGGCTGCAGATGCACCACATAAACAGCAGGCACCCCTCGGAGTGTGGAACGCCCACTGTCTGCAGCAGGTGCAGGTGTGCACTGCAACATCTCCGCGGTAGCTTGAGTCCTTGCTGCACAGCACACCTAGAAGTGTGCGTCCCCCGTCCTGTACGGGGCTTTGACCAAAGACAGCGTAGTCGCCTCCCCAACGTGACGAGCGAATCTGGTCCTCTACGTACTGGGGAATCGCCCACTCGTTTGGAAACTTGCCGGATCGGGCGAACGCACCTGCTTCGACGAGCAGCGGACTCGGGAAATCCAAAATGAACGAGGGGATGCACCCTTCGATCGGTGGATTGTACCTCCAAGGCCACTCGACCATGTCGAAGAACGCAGCCCATTGAGCTTCCAGCGTGAGGGAAAACCGTATTCTCTTGTAGAGCCCTTGATACTTCAGTGCGAACATAGGAGTTACGCCTCCTGAGGAGCTGGGGTGCGGAGCCTCTTCAAATCCTCACGCTCCAGGTCCTCGCGCACGGCGCGCGCTACGGCGCAAACGACGTCTGCCGTAGTCTCCTGGCGCGGCAAGAGCACATACAACCCGCCGTGCACTTTCCTCTGCCACGCGAGCGTGGAGCCGTGGAGCCGACTCGCGAGCGGTTCTTCCCAGCGAAGGACGTCTGGCTGTAGACGCGACATGACCTGAGGCCAGGCGAGCCAACAGAAGCGCAGCTCTTCCCGGGGCAAGAGTCGAAACAGTTTGAAGTTCCGGTAACCCACAGAAACGTCGAGGCAGAAGCGCCCGCGGGTCGTGGCCCTGGACACGGCAGGGAGACTGAGTCCCGTCGCGCGCGAGATCTCTGTCGTGGAGTGCCAAGAGGCTAGCGCCGTGATGAAGGAGCACATCTCTTCGAGCATTTCGAGGTCATTTCGTCCGGACATGTGCCCAGTATAAAGGCCCCGCTCGGAGGATGCAAGCGGGAGACGTTAGAGGTCAAAAAGGGGGAACATGCTTTTTGGAGGCGTTATAGCAAAAACAGTACCTTGTAAGAGGGGGGTCCAAAAAACACGTTCCCCTGATTCGAAAATAGCGTACCACAAAAATGGTTAAAGCCTGGTGCGAAAAACGGGGAACATCAGAGCGCCCTCGTTCCCGTAACATACTGTTTCGTGGTTCGACTTTTAGTCTTTATTGAGGCTTACAGGGGGACATTTGAGTTGGGGTTAACCCTGGGGGGAAAAGTATAATCACATTCCCCTAAATTGTGGAGGTGTTTTCCGCACATACTAATTACCGGAACGCGATTGTACTTTTTCCTGTGGGAGCCACCCCAACTCAAAAGCCCCCGTTTATGTTAGCGTAAAACCTAAAGGTTTGATCGAGAAACAAGAGGTTACCGGAACGTAGACCGTCACACTGTTCCCCTTTGTAAGGTTTCTATGCATTTTCCTCTTCGAGGCCCCGGCGCGGTTGAGGCTTGTAAAAAATTTACAAGAGATTTTGTAAATCTTGTCAATACAGCGGTGCTGTAAACTTTGTAAATGATTTACAAGAGGTTTTGTAAATCTGTCAACGCTTGTTTATCTTGACTCCAGGAGGAGCAGGCGCTTAGCCTCGGTGCCGGTGGAACAGATGACGAACGAGCCCCTCCAACGAAGTCTCCGGCGCAGGCATCCGTTCGTAGTCTGCGAGGGCAATGATGGGCCGGCCATCTACTGGAACGGATGCAGAGGACTCGTCCCCCTGTGGAACCGTAATTGGGACTTCGCGCGCAACAAGCAGATCATGGTGCTGGGTAGGCTCGCGCGAATCTCCATGTCGCAGGCGGCGTTCCTAGTCTAAACAGTTTCCATGAATCGTTCAGTACGCAAGGTCGTCCGTGTTTGTGTCCGTGCCAGCTGGGCCACGCGAGCGCGTTACTTCAGGCCCTGGTCTTGGCTGCGTAGGCGTCCCCTGCGCAGGACCCTGAAGGCAACGTCCCCCAGGACCAGGAGGGGGCGTTGAGTTCTCCAAAACCTTTTCACATCGTCCTAGGGTGCCTTGCTGCGCTGGCTTTCGATTGGGTGCTGCTCGCATGCGCCGGCTGGAACCTGGGCGTATGCGTCGGCCCGCCAAACAGGAACGTCTCCGTGTGCGTGAGTCACGACATTCCTGGGATGCAGCGGCACGAGGAGCAGAAAGACTTGACGCCCGATGCTGGGCCTGTAAACTCTGGATCTGTATGCTTTACTTGACGGCTGACGCGGGATCGCTAAAATCTTCCTCTTTATGAGCACACATCTCGATCACAGTGAAGCCCTCGTGATCCTTCCGGACGGCCGGCGCTTCTTCGTGGACGCTGTGCCTGACCCGAAGGATCATCACATGCACGACCACACGCCGTTGGTTGGGCAGGTGCTCTGCGGGCTCGCGTTCGACTGGGGTTGCCTCAAGCATTGGGGCTTTGCTTGGGAGATGCGCCAGGTCATGGATCCTTGATGCTGCTTCGTCTCCAGCTCGGGCTTTGGCTCGTGGTAGCGGCCGTCGTTGTCGCTGTAGCGATCATGATGCACTGTATGAAAGTCGAGTGGGAAAGGACGTTCAACACGTGACCGACCACGACGTAGCCGCGGACCTGCGCTGGTTCTATCGCGACAGCGAGGGGGCGATGGGTCTTCACTCGAACTTCAGTGCGATGATTGCTCAACTCGAAGGCGGGGGCTTTCATCCAGTTGCGTCCTACGAGGCCAATTACAGTGCCGTGCAGGCGGCTGCGCGGGCGCGGGAGATTGGCAAGGCCTTGGAGCGTTGCGCGGTCTGGGTGCGCGTCGTGCTCGGGCTCGCGTTCAGGCGCGCATCCGGGGAGCAGCGCTTGACGTGCGCTCTCGTCTCCGCGGTGCAGGAGCACAAGCGGAGCAAGAGTCGACGGCAGTTGCCCGATTGGCTGGAGAAACAGCGGACCTCAAAGGACCAGGCTAGGAAGCGAGCCTGGGCGAAGCTCCGTGCTGAGGCCCTGGGATTGATCAAGGAGGCCTCAACAGAGTACATACGGGCTGTGGAGAAAGTTGCGTGAGAGATCGTTCTGGCCGCCTGGAGCGTCGCGCGTACCTGACCCATGACCGCGGGGGAATGAAACCCTCCCTGATCGATCTCGTGATGATGCGCCGTGGAGAGGTGGCCGCGGTCTCGGGTCATTTCATCTCGGACCTGCCCGTGCGGCGGGTGAAGTCGATCGAGGACATCCCCCAAGGCCGTTGCTCGCCGGTCAGCACTTCTTCACCTGACGCGTACAATCTGATCACCAGGAAGAGACGGAGGAAGTAACTTGGCCTTGCGCGGTCTGAAACTGGTTTACAGTGTCCGTGAGCTGGCGGAGCTGGCGGGCGTGTCGCCGTACAGGATGCGCCACATCCTAGAGACGAACGAAGTGCCCACGAGCCGCTCGGGGAACCGGCAAATGGTCTACGCGTCCGCGCTCGCCTCGGCGCTGCCTGACCTGGCTGACTCGATCAAAATGAAGGTTGAGTGATGACCCCTACCGAGGAAAATCTCTGTGACAGTTACGCGAAGCGCTTGCGCTTGCAAAAGTATCGGCATGCCCCTGGGCGCTCCCTAGTTCGGAAGAGCCGGGCCGCGCTCCGGAGGGCGCTCTTCGTCGAGGAGTTCATTGCGGGCGGTTGTGCCTCAGCCTGCGCGGCAGCACGCCGGGCGGGGTTCTCAGAGGTCAGCGCAGGCCCGCGGGCCTGGTCCCTGATGCGAGACCCCGAGATCGCGGCGGAGATCGCGCGACGTGTGGACGATCGCCTTGCAAGGGTGTGTGTCACTGGGGATCGACTCGTGCGTGAGACTGCACAGATCGCGCTCGTCGATCCTACTAGCGTTATTGGCGCGGATGGCCGGTACAAGCCCGTCAGCGAATGGCCTGAGGACGTGCGCCGGGCCGTGTCCGCGTTGGAGATCGGCCACGAGAAAGCTCTGACCGCTGACTCGGGCGAAGAGGTGACTCTAGGCCGCGTCACGAGCGCCAAGTTCCATAACAAGATCGAGGCGATCAACCTGCTCGCGAAACTGCTTTCGATGGTTGTCGAGCGCAGCGAGGTCAAGACGGAGCTTTCCGGTCCGGGAGGCGGTCCGATTCAGGTGCAAGTTGCTGAGGCGCGTAAATCGCTCATGGACAAGCTTGCGACGCTGCGTCCGGTCGAGGTAGTTGACGGAGAGGTGATCCCGTGACGGGCCAAATCTGTGAACGATGAGAATGTGCACGTGCAGACGGCAACCCTGTGCAAAGGTCGACGGGCTGGTGATCAAGACGTTCGACCCGAACCACTACGGGCTTTGGTACTGGCGTTTGTCGAGCTGGCCGCGTGCGGCTGTCTCTGCCTCTGGTTCATCCTCCCTCTCTACTTCTACCCGGAGCCCGTCGACGCCGCTCCCGCTTGTGGTGCACTACTTTGCGAAGCCGCCGCGCTCGGCGGAGAAGGGTAACGCATGACGGTCGATCAGGTCTATGCAAAGTTGGGTTGGGTGAGGCGCGAACCTCGCGAGGTGCAGCAGCTGAACGGTTTTCGAGCTGTCGCGTTCGACGTCCGCGATCGCTGCACGGGGCGCACGACGCGCATGCTCGTGAAGGCTGTGGCGCTCCTGTCCGAGGACGTGCCCGTGTGCGTTGTGACGTCCTGGCCGTGGAACAGGACCGATGCAGTAGCGCGCTTGCGCGAAATGGTTTCGCGCTGCAAGGTGGATGCGCGCCGACTCAATGTGATCAGCCTGGAGCAGCATGAGCAGGTCCGAGGTTGGGGCGGGTGCATTCTCTTAGATCACACCTGCCGCGACGTGCGCGCCCCAGACATGTACCACGCCTATGAGCAGGTATCTGAGCGTGCGACGTATTGCCCGAACGCTTGTGCGGAGTTCTGCAGGTGAGGACTTTGGGCCTCTCACCGGCCCAGCTCTTCGCGCGCCGGCCCGAGGAGGAGCAGCGTCGTTTCCTCGACGGGCTCACGGCGCAGGAGCTGCTCGCGCTTCAATACCAGTGGCGCGAGTGGTGGGCGCGCCCGGCGCAGGTTGCTCCCCCGGGGCTGTGGTCCGTGTGGCTGATATTGGCTGGGAGAGGGTACGGGAAACTTCTAGACGTGAATACCAAGATCCCTGTACCCCGCGGCTGGAAGAATCTGAAGGATATTTGTGTTGGCGATGAGGTCTTTGACGAGTCAGGTCGTGTTTGTAGGGTGCTGAAGACTTTTGATGCGGTGCCGGCTGTGGCGTATCGACTGCATTTTTCAGACGGAACACACCTGGATGCTTGTGCGGATCATCAATGGGTGACGTGGACACATGCCGAGCGTAAGGCTTTTCTTCGGTCTCCTTATGAGCAAACGAATAGATTCCCTGAGGAGTGGCCCGCTTGGCGCCTGCGTCGGCGTCCTGGGTATCAATTACCTGAAAGTGTTTTGAATGAAGCTCTTGAGTTGGCCTCGAAGGGCCTATCTGCGCGCACTATCGGTAAGCGTTTAGGTGTGTGCCGACAGGCCCTCGCGCGGCACCTGAAGGCGGGTGCGCCTGTGCAACGCATTGCGAAGGTTTATGCGGATTCGCCAGGCCCTGAAATCCGTACTACTCAACAAGTTGTTGAGACGCTCACGTACGACGCGCGTGGGGATATAAATCACTGCGTGCCTGTATGCGGGGCTCTTGAGTTGCCTGACAGGCAACTGCCTCTGGACCCTTATGTGCTTGGACTCTGGCTGGGGGATGGGACTGCGCGAAACGGAGATATCACAGCGCACGAAACTGACCAGGCGCGCGTTCGCGCAGCGTTGCAGCGCGCGGGTTTTGTAACGACGCGCGTGAGTAGTCCTCAGCGCATCGGGACGCGCGGTTTATTCAGGGTACTAAGGTTGATGGGACTTTTAGGAAAAAAGTACGTACCTCCAGAGTACTTACGCGGTTCTGTGACTCAAAGACTCGCGCTTCTGCAGGGGCTAATGGATACGGATGGGTACTGTAGGCCTGAAAACGGGCATGTGGAGTTCTGCAACACGAATCGCGCGCTCGTTGATGCGGTGGTCGAACTTGCGCGATCTCTGGGACAGAAGCCCGTATGCGCCGAGGGTCGCGCGCAGCTTTACGGACGGGATTGCGGGCCCAAGTGGCGCGTAACTTGGCGTCCCACGGTCGAGGTGTTCCGAATGCCTCGCAAGTTACGGAGGATCAAGACTTGCGCGCAAAGCCTTAGAAATCACCATCGCATGATCGTTCGCGCCGAACGCATTCTTCCAGCACCGATGCGCTGCCTAACTGTGGACAGCAGACATTCTATGTTCTTGGCGGGGGAGGCGATGATCCCCACGCACAATTCACGGAGCGGCGCCGAGTGGAGCATCGAGCAGGCGTTCACCCGGCCGGGCTCCCGCGGCGCGCTCGTGGGCGAGACGCCTGGTCAGGTCCGCTCCGTGATGCTCGAGGGCGACTCGGGGATCCTCACCGTGTCCCCGCCCTGGTTCCGTCCCACATACAATCCGAGCAAGTGCCTGCTCACGTGGCCCAACGGGAGCGTGGCTTCGACTTACTCGGCCTTCAACTTCGAGGAGCTGCGTGGCCCTCAGCACCATTGGGGTTGGGCTGACGAACTGGCGAAGTGGAAGCACCTGGGTGAGGGCGAGGCGTGGGATCAGCTCATGCTGGGGATGCGCTTACCTCCACACGCGAACGTGTGCGTTACCACGACGCCGAGGCCCATCCCGCTGATCAAAACCCTTTTGAAGGATTCGCACACAGTCGTTACGCGTGGCACCACGTACGAGAATCTGCCCAACCTCGCGGACCTATTCCGTCAGCAAGTGCTCGCCAAGTACGAGGGGACGCGCCAGGGCCGGCAGGAGTTGAACGCCGAGGTGCTCGACGACGTCGAGGGCGCGCTGTGGACGCACGCGCGGTTCGAGGATCTGCGCGCCCCCAAGCCGGGGGCCTGGGAGCTGCGTCGGGTCGTGGTGGGCGTGGACCCCTCAGGCAGCAGCGGAGAGGAAGGCGACGCTCAGGGAATCATCGTCGCGGGCTTGTTGAAGGACGGCAACGAGGCGCGCGTACTCGACGACCTGACTTGCAAGCTCTCACCCGCGGGCTGGGGCGCGCGCGTGGTTGAGGCTGTGGTGAACCACTCCGCGGATTGCGTCGTGGCCGAGCGGAACTTTGGCGGTGAGATGGTGGAGCATGTAATCCAAGTCGCGGCCAGGGAAAAGAACGTCGCCGTGCGGGTCAAACTCGTGAATGCGTCCAGGGGCAAGGTGGTGCGCGCGGAGCCGATCGCAGGGCTCTATGAGCAGAAGCGCGTGCGCCACTGTGGCATGTTCTCGGATCTCGAAGACGAGCTGTGCCTGTTCACGCCCTCGGGCTACCAGGGACCACGCTCACCGAATCATGCGGACGCGGCTGTGTGGACAATTTCGGAGCTGATGGGGAGTGCCGCGCCCGCGAGCTACAGTGGGCTGGACAAGAAGAAGGCGAGCTGGGGGAGAGGACGTTAGGGCCGGCGCCAGTTCCTCACGGCGCGCGCAGATCGCCGCTGCGCTGAGGGCCTGCGGGCGGTCTTTCGCGGGGCCTTTGACTGCCTGCGGGCAGTCTTTCGCGGGGCCTTTGACTGCCTGCGGGCAGTCTTTCGCGGGGCCTTTGACTGCTTAGAGGCTGTCACGCCAAAGAACTCCAGCCGGCGCATTACAAAAGTCCCGCTACTGCTACCCCAGAAGAAGACGGCGTGGGCCTTGAAAGCCCGGTTCAAATACAGCTCCCGGTCTTTTCCCGAAACTCTTTCAGTTTACGGGCGCGGAACTTCTCTAGCATCGTCTCGCGTGTGAGGCGTGAGCACTCCACGCACGCCTGTCCGGGGAACTTAGGGGGTCGACCGCGGCGGACCTTGCCGCAGCACCAGCACGTGTGCTTGACCTTGGGAGCGGGGGGCGGAGTCCCGGGGGCTAGGTGCCCCTCGACCAGGTCACCAAGCGCGTACCGGGTAGGCGTTACCTTGGGTGCGGGCTCGGGCCTGGCCCAGGTCTCATCGTAGCGACGGTAACGCTCGGCGCTGGGGTCGTAAGCGCGGGCCTGCTCCTCTTGGCGTTGACGGATGACTCGGCGAAGGAAGGCGTCAGGCATACTTAGTCCTCGAAAAGATCGGCAGGAGCGTCCAGGAACAGGTCGAACACGAACGTTGCCAACTTGCGCGCCTGAGGCGAGGTCATGGGCGGAAGGTTGTTCGTGTTGATCTCGTAGTAGGTCTTGCTTCGACGCTTGAGCCAGATCGCCTCGAAGAGATTGCACAGCGTCATGTAGATCTCGGCCTGCTTGTCGAGCTTTTTCTTGGTCATGGCCCTTAGATGCTCCTTCCTTGAAACCGTTTCAGATCTGATAGTCGGGCACGTGATCCGGCTCTTCAACCTCGACGAGGTCGCAGGGGCATCGAGGGTGATCGACCGGGGGCATTTTCTGAAAGTACCCATACACGCACCGCGTCCCCTCGCGCGTGGGGTCGTACGTGTCGCGGGCGACGCCGTCGATGACCGCGACCAGGTGCCCGGACACGGAGCAGATCAGTCGGCCAGACGGCAGCTCCTCGGGCCTTAGGTGGACTCGACACCCTGTGCCAATCCACGCGTAACGGGGCGGGTTCGAGCCCTCGACTCGTGCACCACGTTTGAGGCCCATCGTTGGAACGAACTCCCAACCCATGCTCTCCAGGTAGGGCCGAAACACTTTCGGGAGCACGCCGAGGCGCGGGGACTTGTTCCGCTCCCTCTTCAGGCGCAGCTTCTGAGTCCTCTGGTACAGGGCCTCGTACACTTCCTCGTAGGGCAGCTCAGCCGCGATGGCAATCGCGCGCACGACGCAATCTCCGGTGTTGCCCTTGTACCCGGCCGCGGCCCGGCCTCCGTCGTCGTAGACCCATGGGGCCCAGATCTGCCCATTCGCCATGTGCAAGGTCACGGATCGTGGGATGCCTTCGTAGAAGCCGTCAAGGGTACGCGGGAAAAGGTCGCTCAACAGTTTCGCGGGCCAGTTGTGATCGGAGTCGTCGCTCACGGATCTATCACCTCGCAGCGCAGTTCGTGACCCTGACGATTTTCGGGCCTCGGTAGCATGAAAACGTGAAAGCGACCGCCGAGCTTCGCAGGATGCTTCTCGCCTGTGCAATAGGACGAGTGCATGTCTTCGAGGCCAAACGTGCACCCCAGCTCGCGGGCCTGGGCTCTCGCCCAGGTGACCGCCTCCTCGTAGGTGGAAAAGTTTCTCACGCGGTCTGCCGCTCGGCGTACTCGCGGGTCACGTGGGAGAGCCCCTCATAGTGGGCCATGTAGCAGCCGGCGGCGTCGAGCCCGTCGAGGCCGCGGACCTCGGGGCCGAAGGAGTGCTTCCACTTGCCGTCAACGACCGCGTAGCTCGTGATGATCGCGCCGTTCTGGAACTTGCGGCCGTGTCGAACGTTCAGGCGCACGCCGTCGAACCGGGTGGCCTTGGCTGCGAAGTTGAGGACGAAGCCGCGGACGTGCTCCCGGCTCGGGGTCTCGTCGAGCATCCAAGTCCCGCGGGCCACTACTTCGATCGTGTACATTTTGTTTGAGTTCATGCCCGGATACTAAGCAGACCCCGTGCCAGGCCCTGCTCTACTCCAAGTGCCTGTAATCCTTACCTTCTCCCCTTTACATTTTCTAGGCTTGTCCTGATTTTGGTCAATACCCCTGCGCGTGGATGCTCCAGTGCCTTTTTCTCGGACAACTGTTTTGCGCTTGGGAGGAGATGCCCGCCGCGTTGTGAAGCCCAGGCGGTTTACTGCAAGAAAATCAGCTACCCCTATGAGGGGTGCGCGAGTTCCTGACTCTCGGCCATGCTGCGCGTTGTCCGGCTGGCATAGAGAGCAGGGAGCCTGGGCAGCGCGCGACCCTCACCTCTCCGCGTGGAAACCTCCGACTTCTTCCAGCCAGGGCGCCCGACGATGCGGCGATACCTGGAGCTGCCGATCACCACGCGGCATGCCTGGGATTCGTATGCGGTAGTGGACAGCGCCCTGGAGCAGCTGGAGCAGGGCCAGTTCCTCGAGGCGAGCCTCCTCACTGATGCCGTCTACACGGACGATCGAGTGATAGGTTGCCTCAGCACCCGGATCAACGGACTGTTCGGGCTCCCGCTGGACTTCAAGTATCCAGGCCAGGACGACGCGCATGGCAGTGCCAAGCCAGCGGACGACGACCAGGGGCAAGACGTCGCGACCGTCAAGGTTGGCGAGGAAAAGGATCCTCCTGAGGTGCTGGCCCTCAAGAAGGAGATCTGCGAACTGGCGGAAAAGAACTGGGAGAAGATGGTCCCGGGCGCTGCGGCGCGGGAGCAGGTCCGCTGGGGGATCATGTTGAACGCTGGCGTGGGCCAGCTTGAATGGGACTGGGGCCGCGATGGGCTCCTTTGGCCAACGCTGAAGACCTGGAACTCGCAGTGGATTTTCTGGCGCTGGGACACGCGCAGTTACTGGCTCAACCACGCGGACGGCACGAGCGAGATTCACCCGGGGGACGGCTGCTGGGTCCTCTTCGCGCCCAACGGCCACAACCACGGCTGGCTCTACGGGCTGATCCGTGCACTCGGCAAGCTTTGGCTCGATCGCATCTTCACCGTACGCGACTGGGCCCGGGCCTCGGAGAAGTATTCGCTGGGCATCCTCAAAGCGAAGGTGCCGGCCGGCTCGAACGCGGACGACAAGAAAGACTTCGTAGCGACCGTCACGAACATGCCGAACGAGACGGTCGTCCTCTTGCCCCAGGGCGAGAAGGACCAGGGCTCCTTTGACCTGGAGATGATGGAAACGGACGCGATGACGCATCCGGATTTCTTCCAGCTCCGGATTCATCAGCTCGACGTGTCGATCGCCGTGTGTCTGCTCGGGCAGAACCTTTCGACCGAGATTGAGAAGGGCGGAAGCCGAGCAGCGGCCCAGGTTCACGACAACGTGCGCGGCGACTTCCTAAAGGCTGACGACGAGGTGTGGTCGTCTATGGTCCGCACACAGATCCTCACGCCTTGGGTGCGTCACAACTGGGGCGACATCATCGAGTCAATGGGTCGCGAGGTGACGGAGTTCGTTCCTGAGGTGTGTCACACGGTGGACCCGCCCGAGGACCTGCAGAAGAAGGCGGACGCCATCCTGAAGATTGGGCAGGCGATCGAAGGGCTCGCAGGCACCGAGGCGGACATTCACGCGCTGCTTCAGCAGCATGGAATTCCGACGCTCGACGAGAAGGCCACGCCGCAGCGTCCACCTCCAGGCGCGGACGTCAATGAGCGCCCGCCCGCGCCCGGCGGCGTGGGCACGCCCCAGGATGACCCCGCGACCGCGCCGGGGAACGGGGACAGAGGCGCGCAGGCGATGGTCGATACGTCGTTGCGTCGTGCTCGCGGACCCATCACGAAGCCTGGACAGCGCAAGGGTCGTGTCTTTGCGGACGATCTCGTGGACGCCGCTGTGAAGGCGGGGGCCGCCGCGGTCGAAAGCCGGAAAAAGGCTCTGCTGCACATCGTTCAGACGGCCCGCGACTTCGACGTGATGAAGGAGCAGATCAAGGCCCTGTACTTTGATGCTCCTCCGTCAGAGCTGCGCGGCGTCGTAGAGAAGGCGATCGCTGCGGCCCAGTTGCTCGGGCACGCCTCGGCGCGGGTTGACCACAGAGAGGCCGGGAAGTGAGCACGTGGCTGGCGATGGCGACGAGCCGCTCGACGAGTTCGACGATGCTCCACCCCTTGACGATGAGGATTTCCTCACGTCCGTTGACGCAATGCTGCAGCACCTCAAAGAGCTGATCCCGATGCCCGCCGAAGAGTTTGCACGCTTGGAAGAGATCGCGCACCAGCGCGCTTTCACCGTTGCGAACGTGGCAGACCTCGACCTGGTCTCGGACGTGTGGGAAGCCATTGACGCGGCCGTGCGGAACGGCGAGACGCTGGAAGACTTCCGGGAGCGCGTCGGGCAGAAGCTCGCGGACGCTTGGGGTGGAGAGGATCCCTCGCACCTGGAGACGATCTTCCGGACGAACGTGCACAGCGCCTACAGCGCGGGGCGCGCGTATCAGAACTCGCGCGTGAAAGACACGCACCCGTACCTACATTATTCTGTTGTGGACGACGACCGTACCTCTGAGATTTGCGAGGACCTGATCGGCGTCACGCTGCCGCAAGACGACCCGTTCATCGCGACACACCAGCCGCCCCTCCACTACCGCTGCAGGACTGACGTCGTCGCGGTCACTGAGGAAGAGGCACGCGAGTACGGAATCGATGAGGTCGCGCCAGACGTGGAGCCTGACGAGGGCTTTGGCGGAGACCCGCTTGGGGAGTTTGAGCCGGACCTGTCTACGCGCCCGGCCGAAGTGGCTTCGATCTACGAGCTGAAGCTCATAAAGGAGACCCAGTGAGCCCTACCCTGGGACTTTGTCGTGGCTGTGATGCGCCTTTGCAGCACGAGAACGGTAGCGTCGCGGACGGGTGCCCGTGCAACTCACCTCGTGGCGTCAATCACGGGCTCGTGCCCGCGTCGGTATGCACGTGCACTGCTTGTGATCCTGCACAGGGCGGGTTCTCACGAGGGACCGCTGATCAAGGAAGGTCAAGCATGAGCAAGGAAGAGTTTCAGGAGTTCGTGGAAGGCGCCGCGAGCGGTCACGCTGAAGTGGCCGACATGCGCGACTCGATGAAGCTGGCCGAGGTCGCGACCTTTGATCCGAAGCTCGCCGCGCTGGTCGAGGACGTTTTCGCGTCCGTTGAGCGCGTCGGCAACTACTGCTCGGCGAAGCTGGAGCGCCCCGCGTAATGCCGGTCGATTTCACAGGCTACGCGGGCCTCCTCCTCGTAGACCTCAAGGGCGGCGCTGAGGATGTGCCCTTTGAACCGCCAACTGAGTTCTGCATTTTCCGGTTCGGTAAGATCGAAACGGACAAAGGGACTTTCTACTTCGACGAGAAGTGTGCGGACATGATCGTGGCGGATCGCGCGCGGCGGAACGCGCGGGTTCAGATCGATTACGATCACCTGGCGATCAAGTCTGAGAAGCCTGGCGACGGTATCGCCGCGGGCTGGTGCGACGTCGAGAAGCGCGCGAGCGGCCTGTGGGCCGTGCATGTGAAGTGGACGCCGAAGGCATCCGACTTCCTGAAAAATGGTGAGTACGCGTCGATCTCCCCCTTCTTTGGTGCGACGAAGGACAGCAAGAAAATCGTTTGCTTGATGAACGTCGCAATCACGAACCTGCCCGCGACGATCAAGTCCGAGACGCTGGTCGCGGCTTCTCGCCTCTACTTCGAGACCCTCTCTGATGGTGAGCCGGTCGGCGGGGTCCAGGCCATGATCAAGCACGAGGGCGGGAAGTTCGTCCTCTACACGAAGGACGGCTCAAAGAAAATCCCCGGTGGTGAGCACGCCACCGAGGCAGAAGCGAAGAAGCACGAAGCGGCGATCAACATCAGCAAGGCTCGCGATGCGGGCCACAAGATTCCCAAGGAGAGCACGTCAATGGCCCACAAGCTCGGCGGTTACCTCGCAGCGCGGATGAAGAAGGACGGCATGAGCATGAAGGCTCTTGCCGAGAAGTGCGGACTCAGCGAAGAGCGGCTGCGCGCTCTGCACGATGGCGAGGATCCCACTCCCGAAGAGATGAAGTCGATCGGCATGAAGGGTTTCGGCATGAAGGACGGCGAGATCGAGGAGTCTGTCGACACGCATCGCGCCTCGACCCTCGACAACGACGGCCTAGATGACGACGGGGACGACGACGAAGACGACGAGGAAGACGCCGCGGACAAGAAGAAGATCGCCGCCGCTCGCCGCCGGATCGAAGAGCGCAAGGCGCGCAAGCCGGCCGCTCGGGCCTCGCAGCGCAGGGAGCAGGACGACGAGCTGTCGCTGGATCTCGTGGAGCTGACCGGCACCACTGACCGCGACGAGCAGCGCCGGAAGCTCGCGGGCGTGTTCGCGATGGCGGAGCAGTTCGCCCCCGTCAAGAAGCAGCTCGATCAGATCACGGCGAAGCACGAGGAGACGAAGCGCGAGTCCCTGATCAAGCAGGGCAAGGAAGACGGCAAGCTGACGCCGAGCCTCCTGCGCTTCTGGGCCAAGCGCTCTCTCGCGGAGTTCGAGGAGTTCCTCAAGAGCGCCCCGATCCTCTCCGTGGAGAATCTCTCTCTGCGCGAGGCTGAGTCCAGCCAGGCCGCTGCAGTGCTCACGCACGAGGAGATCGAGGTTTGCCGGCTCAGCAACACGCCGGTCGACACTGTCGCCAAGTTCGTGCAGGACGAGCGCTCCGGGAAGAACCGGGACGACATCCTGAAGACCTACCTCGTCGGCGCGTAGGCCGGCACATCCACCCTTTCAACCTGAGGAACTGACCAATGGCAGCCCTTTCCGCAAACCGACCCACTGACAAGAGCGGCGACAAAACGCTGCAGCAGCGCGTCCAGATCCCGATCGCTGACAACGTCCACATCTACCAAGGTGCGCAGGTGCAGATCAACGCTGCCGGATACGCGACCCCCGCCGGGACCGCGACTCAGGCAGACTCGCACACCTTCCTGGCGCTCGGCCGCGCGTTCGAGGAGTACGACAACACTGTGACGGGCCACGCACAGGGTGCGCTCACCTGTGAGATCGAGCAGGGGTGTTTCCTCTGGGACATCCTTGCGAGCGATCCCGTGGCTCAGGCAAACGTCGGCGCGACCGTCTATGCCGAGGACGATCACACGATCCGCGCGACCTCGAACGGCACCACGCGCGCCAGCGCGGGCCGGTTGCTCGCGCTCGTCTCGGTGTCGGAGTATTCCCCGGCGCTGCAGGCGCTCGTTCAGACCGTGGTCGGCGTTCCGTAGGCCGACTGACGATCCCCATCCCCGAACTGAGGACAAACTCAAATGGAACTCACCCCCGGCAATCTCTCTGCGCTGCGCACCAAGTACAGCCAGATCTTCCAATCGACATTCATCAACACGAACATCGTGTGGCCGAAGCTCGCGCAGCTCGTGCAGAGCGGCGCCGAGTCCGAGACCCACGTGTGGGAAGATCGCATCCCGCAAGTTCGCCAGTGGGTCGGCGATCGCATCATCCGGAACGCCTCGCTGCGCTCCTACGTCCTGGCCAACCTCCCGTTCGAGCACACGCTCGGGCTGGACGTGTTCAAGGTGAAGGACAACAAGATCAACGCATTCGAGCCCACGGTTCGCATGCAGGCGATGGCGGCGAAGAAGTGGCCTGACATCCTGATCTTCGACAGCGTGAAGGGTGTGCTGGCGCAGGGGGCGACCTCAGCGGCCGTCACCTACGACAACGTGCCGTTCTTCTCGCAGTCGCACCCCGTCAACATGGACAACCCCGCGAGCGCGCTGCAGAGCAACTACTACCCGAGCGGGTTCCCGCTCACGCACGCGAACTTCTCCGCGGTGCGCGAAGGCCAGCGCGCGCTGGTCGGCGCTGACGGGCTGCCGCTCGGCGTCAATCCGAACGTGCTGATCGTCGGTCCCGAGAACGAGCAGGCTGGGAAGCAGATCCTCGAAGCCGAGTGGATCACCCCTACCGGCACCTTTGCCGCGACCGGGAACCAAGGCCCCAGCCAGAACGTGCTGAAGGGCACCGCCGAGCTGCTGGTGGTCGACGAGCTGGCGGGCAACGGCGGTCAGTGGTACCTGGCCGACTACAAGAAGCCGGTCAAGCCGCTGATCTTCCAGCTCCGCGAGGCTGCGCAGTTCGTGATGCGCGTTCGGCCGGATGATGAGCCGGTGTTCGCGCGGCACGAGTTCCAGTACGGCGTCACCATGCGAGGCAACGCGGGGTATGGCCCGTGGTTCCTCATGGCCGCCGCGCATCCGTAGGCGACCGCTGACCAAGAACCTTGGGGCGTCGCCGGTACGCGGGCGCCCTCCTCGAACAAGAAGGAACACCTACCATGAAACGGATCATCTTCCTCGCAGTTCTCGCGCTCGGCATGTTCGCTTACGCAAGCGACTACATGGCCGCGACATTTTCCCAGGTCGGGGCCGGCACTAACGGGATGACCTCGGCTGCGCCCGCACTGGCTACCGACGGCATCGCGGTGCAATCGAAGCTCAACACCGTCTCCACGGACGGTCGCTGCTCCGCGCTCCTGGCTATCGTCACGGTTGAGGCTTCGTCTGGAAACAAGTTCGTCACTTCCGCGACTCAGGGTTACGAGCGCGGTTGGGTCTACTTGCCGAACCCTGACGGTGGTGCAGCTGCGTGGTCGGCGATGCCCTCGATGGACATCGCGATCGATGCCGGCACTCTCGGCGGGCAGGGTGGGGCATCCAGCATCTCGATCCCTGTCGTGCTCTCTTCGCTGCAGAGTGGTCGAGTTGTGGCGCTGCAAGGTGCCGGAGCCCGCGTGATGTGGCAGGCCGAGAATATTTCCCAGAGCAACACCCTTGACGCCGGAACGTTCCTGGGCGTCCAGTTGTTCGCCCCCTCTTCCTGCCCGTAGGCAGAGAAAGCAAGGTCCAGCAATGGACGCCAAACAGATCCCAACTCGCGAAGAGTTTGTCTTGCAGGGACACTCCGCGGAACTTTACGACAACTTCGTTGCCGAGCTTCAGGAGAGGCTCGCGGCTGACGTGATGGCCGAGGCTGAGAAGCGCGCCGGGGCCGTCAAGAAGATCCGGGTGAAGGGCGGGGCCGGGAAGTGGCGCACGGGGCAGACGCACTACGTCATCCCGTCCGAGGCGCCGGTTGATCGGCGGATCCCGTTCCTGGAGCGGCCCAAGCACACGGGCGCGCCGGGGCTCCGGCTGCCGATCGGGCTCGTCTCCGCGGTGCCGATCCGCGATGAACGGCACCTGGATTGCCTGAGGGGAGACCCCAACCTAGAGTTCCTCCCCGACGAGACGCCCTCTCACGAGGACGAAAAGCGGGAGCTGGCCAAGGCTCAGGCGGCTGCCGCGCAGAAGGCGAAGGACGCCAAGGCCGAGCAAGAGAAGCAGGCTGCAGAGTCTGCCAAGAAGATGCAGGCCGAGGCTCTCGCGAAGGTGAAGGCTGACGCGGGTGCGCCGAAGCCCGCGGCAAAGCCGGCGCCTGTGGCCAAGCCCGAGCCCAAGGCCGCTGAGGCGGACGACGACGACGTGCCCCCGAGCGAGCGCAAGCCCAAGGCGTAGTCCGTGCCCTACGTCTCGACTAGCACGCCGTACGCGACCCCGGAAGACCTCGCGAACACGGTGGCGGCTGCCGCGCTCACACACCCGTCGGTGTCCCCGACTGCGGTGCAGAGTGCGGCGCTGCTTCGCGCGAGTACGTTCGCGGATGGCTTTTTCCGGGATCAGTTCGAGACGCCGCTCGTGCAGTGGGGCGCGGACGTGGTGCAGGCCGTCTGTGACATCGCAGCCTACAGGCTGATCTGTCTTCGAGGCTTCAACCCGGAGCTTGATGGGCAGTTCCTGGAAAACTACGATCGCGCCGTCGCGTGGCTGAAGTACGTTTCAGAAGGCAAGGCGGTTCCGGATCTGATCGGGGCGAACTCGGGAGGCGTCGGCCAGGCCGCGCCCGAGGCCAAGCCGACCGTCTACACGCCGCACAGGATCAACAGCACGGGCACGGCAACGCGCGGGACTTGGCGGCGATGATCTCCGGCAACGGACAAGAGGAGCTGCGCAAGCTGATCGGCCAGCTCAATGAGCTGGGCAAGGGTCGCGCGATGGCGCCCCTGACCACGGCAGTCGCGCACGAGGCCATCGTGCGGATCAAGGGCTGCTTCGACAGGAGCACGGACCCCTACGGCGAGGCCTGGGCGCCTACAATGCGCGGCGGCCGCATTCAGTTGGACACGGCACGCCTGCGCAACGCTTTCCTCGACAACTCGCGCCCGGGCGTAGTCGAGATCAACAATCCGACGAAGTACGCGGCACAGCGTAATTACGGCGGGCGGATCGAGGCGAAGAGCCGGCCCTATCTCCGTTTTCAGTACGGGCCCCGGGGCTCGCAGAAGTGGGCTCAGAAGAAGAGCGTGTTTCAGCCGGCGCGCAAGTTCATCCCGGACGAGCGCGGATTGCCCGCGGACTGGGAGAGACGCTTCGAGGCCGTGGCGCGATTGACCCTTGAAAAAGTTTATGGGCTCAAGTGATCCGGGACATCGTCAACGCCGTTCAGACGGCGGTAGCCAATGTGCTGCCTGTGGGCGTGTCGGGGATTACCCCCGCGTCCAGCAACACGGGCTCGGGCAGCGTGACGTTCGACAGCTCGACGTCGAGCCCGGCACTGGGGCACTTCTTCGGCCTGTTGGAAATCCTCACGTCCGGAGCGCCGGGGACAGCCACAGCCAGGCTCGCGCTGGACGCTCTGCCCTGGCTCAACCCGGGCAGCTTGGCGACACCGCCCACGCAACCCAACTTCGATCAGGCATTCACGCTCCCGGCCACGGTGCCGGGGTACACGGTGCCCCTGCCGGCCATCTCGCCCGGCCTTGCCTCCCCGGCCCGCTCGGGGCTGGTGCTGAACTTCTCCGGCAACTTCAACGCCGGAGATGTCTTCTTCTTCTCGGTCGTTCCGCCGATCACGTTCCTGGTAGGCGAGGAGGAGACGTCAGCGCAGGATACGTTGTTTCCGCGCGTCATCTTCGTGCCGGCGCACTCGGATTTCGAGGGGACGTCAGACTACGCCCAGCGGCGCGATCAGCGGACCCAGCCGCGGTCAATCCTGACCGACGTAGCGCACTTCGAAATGCACTGCTGGGGCTTCGACTACGACCGGACGGAAATCCTCCGAGACTTGGTCGTTAACGGCGTCTGGTTCGCGCTCCAGGCTGTCTCGAAGGAGCTGCACGGGACCTGGGTCAACGCCGGACCCGTAGGTAACGCAGGCAAGCTGTACGTTTTGAAGTGGAACGTGATGAAGCCAATCCCCGTTCAAAGCCTCGATACGATCCCCGTCCCGCCGCCCTTTACCGCCACCATCACGCCACAGGCGCACTGAACTCCTCAAAGGCCAGGCCCATGAACTCTTTCGCACCGACTCGCTTCCAGAAGCTCCCGGCGCTCTCTGACAAGGAGCAGGCCAAGCTTTCGCCCGTGGATCGCATGGCGTACCGTTCCGCGAAGGCGCACGAAGACGCGTGGGGGCATCTTCCGCCGAACGTCTCCGCGAAGTTGTGCGGGGTGGCGCAGCTCGCGCCGAACGCCGTCGAGAATCACGCCAAGGCACAGGGAACTGATCCCGTGCATTTCGCCGCGGCGCGCGCGGCCCTCAAGTGGCCCCTCGGCAAGGAAATGAGCGCGGAAGAGTTCAGCGCAGCGATCGAGCAAGTCTGCAGCGCGGCGCACGGCTTCTAGGAGAACCTCCATGCCGATTCCAAGTGTCAATCTGACAGTGCAGGACGGGGCTTTGAACTCCGTACCCGCGAACGTCTCCAAGGTCTGCGTCAAGATGGGGATTTGCTCCGGCGCGATCGCCTCCGTTGCCGCGGCCGCGTTCGTTTCCTCGACCACGTCGCCCGACGGCGTGCAGTTCACGGCGAAGACGGTTGGTGCACAGGGCAACCTGATCAACATCACGTACACGACCGGCAGCGCTACTGAAGCGCCCGTCATCTCCGTTTCCGGCAACAGCATCACGGTGCAGATCAAAGTCGGCACCACGTTGAACAGCGACATCGTCACGGCCATTGGAGCCAACGCGCAAGCTAACGCGCTCGTGGGCGCCGTTGCGACCGGGCCCTCTGACGTGGCCGTTGCTACGACTCAGGTTTACTTGAGCATGGGGACCCTGTTCGCTCCTTCGGCCACGCCCGGGGACGGCGTGCAATTCTCTGCGAAGACCGCGGCGGGCGCGTCGATCCATATCACCACGGGAGGCAGCGTCGAGGCCCCCGTCGTCTCGGTTGTGGGCACGGCGATCACCATCCAGATCAAGTCTGGCACCACGCTGAATTCTGACGTCGTGACGGGCGTGCAGGGCAGCGGCCCCGCGAACGCTCTCGTTGGAGTCGTGGCGACGGGTGCGACGGATCAGGCGGCTGCACTCTCGGTCACGTCTTTGACCAGTGGTACCCTGGGCGTGTCGGGGACCATCAACACGATGATCCCAGAGACCAATCCAACGCAGGCGGTTTCAGACCTCGGCTACGGGCCTTTGACTGAGGCGGTCTGTCACGCGCTCGACGTCGCGGGCGGAGTCGTCTACGCGATGCCACTGAATCCCAGCAACGCGGGCACGGCGTCGGCCGTGTCCCAGGCGGGCAGCGGCCCTGCGGTCACTGTAGCGGGCACGCCCAACGACGCCTATCAGATGCAGGTCAAGGTGGTCCTCGGGGGCGCGCTAGGTGTTGGGCAGTTCCAGTTCAGCCAAGACGGCGGGCAGACGTTCTCCGCAACGTTCCTGATCCCCTCGGGGGGCAGCTTTGCCGTCCCTAATACGGGGCTCACCCTGACCTTCGCCTCTGGAACGTACGTGCTCGGCACCCTCTATACGTTCTCCTGCACCGCGTCCTCGTATACGGTGACGGACGTTCAGAACGGCTGGGCCGCGATGATCGCTTCGGGTATCCCGTTCGGCTTCGTGCATCTCGTAGGCACGGCTTCGTCCGTGGCGAACTCCGCGGCGATGGCTGCGGCGCTTGAGGTGCTCGCGCTCTCTGCGGCCAGTGTGAGCTTTATTTACACGCACGTTGACATGGAGTGCGCGCAGGATACGGACGCCAACATTGCCGCGGCGTTCGCCTCGACGGTGTGCACGCGCGTCGACGTGTGCGCCGGCTTCGAGACGCTCTCGTCCAGCATCCCTGGCTCGGGCGACATCACGCGGAACATCGGGATTTCTGTCGCTGCGCGCGAGGCGCTCGTGCCCGAGCAGAACGATCTTGGCCGCGTGCTAGATGGGCCGTTGCCGGGGGTTCTCTCGATCCTGCGCAATGAGGCAAACTCTCCAGGGCTCGATGCGCTTAACTTCACCACGGCGCGGAACCTCAAAGGCAAGACTGGTTTCTTCATCACGACTGGACACATGCTGGAGTCCCCGGGCTCGGACTTCGCGCTGTCTCAGAACCGGCGCGTGATGGACCTCGCGTGCACGATTGCCTACCCGGCAACGCTGCAGTTTCTCAACGACACGTTGCGGGTCAACAATAACGGCACCATTGCCGACTCTCAAGCCACGACCATCGAGAATCAGGTCGAGGGTCAGCTCGCTTCAGGCGTCGTGGCACCGGGCTCGGCTGTGGCAACGTCCGTAGTCATCGACCGCACGAACAACGTTCTCGCGACGAAGAACGTCAACGAGATCGTTCGGATCCTGCCTAACGGCTACAGCAAAACTATTTCAATGAGCATCGGCTTCCAGAATCCGAATCTGGCCCCGTAGGAGACTGATCCATGTCGACGAACCCTCAGCCGATCCTGTACCCGCTGGTTTCGGGGCGTAGGTGGGATTTCACCTCTGTCTCTTTCGTTCTCAGCGGCGCCCCTCTGCCTGGACTCGTGGCCATCGACTACTCGCAAGAGCTGAAGGCTGGAGAGGTTTACGCTAACGGGAGCGCGCAGAAGATCGGCGCCACCCGCGGGCAGCTCAAGCCCGCCGCGTCCTTCGACATCCTCGCTGAGGAGTACGAAAACCTCGTGCTTGCGCTCTGTCTGTTGAACGGCACCCCCGGCTCGGGCTACATGGAAGTCCGTTGGGATCTACAGGTCGCGAAGCAGGACGGTCAGGGCCTCAACCTCGGGCCCCTATTCGTCGATACGCTGCGCGGGTGCAAGCTCAACAAGGTTTCGAAAGGCTACAAGACCGGGCCCGAAGGCTTGCTGACGAAATGCGAGCTGGATCTCTTCTACATCCAGGAGAACGGCCAGGCCCCGATCGCAATCAACACGGCCAACTCTCAGTTCGTGGTCGGGTAGTAAGCGCCGCGCCCGCCCTCGGCGCGAGAAAGCAGTTTGCACATGGCACTCACGGAGACGCAGATCGCGCAGCTCAAGACGGACAACGCCGGCCGAGAGCTGGTCACGCTGTCCTCGAAGTCTGGCATCGAAATCGTGGCCAAGGTCCCCGGGCTCGTCGAAATGGCGGAGCTGCGTAACCGGCTCAACGACAAAGCCAAGAGCGGCGGCGCTATGGAGTGGCTGGTGCGTTCCTGTGTCGTGTTCCCCTCGCGCGAGCAACTGAACGAGATTCTGCAGCGCAAGCCGGTCCTCATCGAGAAGATGTACCAGAAGCTGGAGGCTGAGGCTGGCGGCGCTGAGGAATTGGAGCTGGGAAAATTGTAGGGCTTGCTCGGGGACACAATCCCCTGGAGCGAGCCCGTTGCCTGGCAGCACTGTTCCGCGGCGAAGATTCGCGCGAGGCCCTGGCCGGCGCCTTGCGCTTGGATGATTTCATTTCGGCCTTCGTGAAGTACAAGTCCAATGTCTAACCCCCTGCGCTGGGTCTTTGAATTACAAGACCACATGTCTGCCTCGGCGAAGACCATCGCCGGCAGCCTCGGCGAGGTGCAGGAAGGCGCCGAGAAAGCCAGCAGCTCGATCCTGGAGTTCGCCGAGGGCGTTGGTCTGGAGCGCATCGCCGAGAAGGCGTTGGACCTCGGCAAGCAGTTTGCCTCGGCCGTGTTCGAGGCAAATCGTTTCGCGACCGAGACTAAGATTGCATTCGACGTGCTCGCCGGCAGCCAGGAGAAGGGCTCCGAGATGTTCGAGCGTGTGCGCAACTTCGCGATCAACGCGGGCGCCCCGCTAGAGAGCGTGGCCGCGTCTTATAAGGCGTTGCTCCTTGGGGGCGTTGCCGAAAACCAGATCCTCGCCATCGCCAACGCGACGAGCAGCCTCGCGGCGCTCGGGCCCAAAGGCGTGAGCATGGAGAGCTGGGCGCAAGCTTTCGCGGACATCGCGAGCCGTGGCGAGCTGTCGGGGCGCGCGCTAATGCAGTTCAAAGGCGTCCTCGACTTCAAGGTGTTGGCGAAAGAGCTGGGTCATGCGGGCGAGGGTGCTCGACAACTGATGACGACGCTCAACAGCACACCCGTCACGGCGGACAAGGGGATCAACGCTATCCTTCTCGCGCTGCAGGCGAAGGAGGGTGGGATCCTCGGCGAGACGCGCGCCAAGCTCGCGGACACCTTCCACGGCACGATCGAGAGCATCAAGACGGAGCTGCTCTCTCTGTTCGAGTTCAACACGGGGGATTCCCCGATCCTGGAGTTCTTGCACGGCCTGCGCGACGCGTTGCGCCCCGGCAGCCCACTGATTACCGAGGTAAAGGCCGGCGCTGCGGCGTTCTTGGAAGGGCTGGGCGCGTTCCAGGGCCCGGGCGGGCTCGACTCCTTCCTTGCCTCGCTGCGGAACGGCACAGTGTTCGGTGAGAATTTCCGGGCCACAATGAAAGAGATCGGCGAGACGGTTCGAGCTGTGGCCGACGCTGTCGTCTCGTTGGGGCACGCGCTCGCGACCGCGGCCCACTACTATAACGAATTCAAGGGCTCGGCCGTCGGCAAAGCGATACAGATTCAGCAAGACGTTTTCACCGGGAGAGCCTTCTTGCCGGGGTCAGCCGCGCAGACGGAGATCGGGGCCGCGACGGGCGCGATTGGAGATCTCCTCCCGCACTTCGCCGAGGGCGGCCACGTTGACGGCCCGACGCTGGCCGTGGTTGGTGAAGGCGGCGAGGGGGAGTCCATCGTCCCGGACAGCAAGGCCGGAGCGCGGCTGCATGCTCCGATTCACCAAGAGATCCACGTGCACGGCGTCCAGGCTACGGACATGCAGACTCTCGCCAAGATGATTCACGATCTCGGCCTCGGGGAGCTGCAGGGCGCGCTCGATACGCTCGCTCAAGGTATGGGGGTCAACTAATGGGCACGCCTCCATTTCCGCTCGGCGCAACGCCTTGGGTGAAGGCTGGGCAGTCCCAGCAGAACCTGCCGAATGACACGCCCCCGGGCACGCGCGCGTACTCACTTCAGACGACGAGCGATAATCAGATCGTTCCGTTCTGGGGAGACGCGCCGCAGACGCTCGACCCAGGCAACGGGCAGCTCTCGCCTTGGGACGTCGTGATTCTCGCGGGGCAGACCCTGCCGGGTATCTGCACCGTCACAGGGAAGCGCGGTAGCCGGTTCGACATCAAGAAGTCCAAGGGCCTGAACTTTGCCACCATCACGCGCCAGGGGTATGACCCCGCGCGGATCAGGATCGTAGAGAAGATCTGGACGCCGCAGCAGCTCGACACGCTGTGGTTCCTCCTCCCCTTACTCGAAGCGCCCCCGGCGACCAACTACCAAGGCAAGCTGCTCGCTGTTGACGTCTATCACCCGGCGCTGGCGATTCGTGGGATCTCTCGTGTGCTGATCGACAGCATTGGGCTGCTCAAGCCCACTGCAGTTCGCGACGTTTGGGAGCACGAGATTGACCTGATCGAGTACGTCACCCCCGTACCAAAACAGAATCAGACCGCGACGGCTAACGGCTCGCTTAACGTGGCAATCTCTGACTCCCCTCAGAACCAGATCCGGGGCATTCCCCTGCAGCCCCCGGCGCTCCCAGGCGCTTCGATGGCTGCGTCGACGGGACCTCAGTAAATGGCCAACTCGACGCTTAACGGATTCCCTGTGATGCAGGCGCGGATCTCGCGTCCACGCGTCGGCAACTGGGTCGCGGAGCTTGCGCTTGACGCACAAGCCGCCTCGCAGCTCCCCGCGGGAGCGTCCGGAACGCTCGTCACGGACGGCGGTGCTCTCACATTCCAAGGCATCATCCTTCCCGGGCGCGCGGACGCGTACGCACAGAACGTCACTCTGCGTATGGTCGGGGGCTCAAACGGGCTCGGCAATTTGACTACGCCACGCTTCTACGCGGGCGTGAGCGTCTCGCAGCCCCTTGGGGACGTTCTCAAAGATGCGCAACTGTCCTTGTCCTCGACCGCCTCCTCGGGGGCCCTGAGCACGGCGCTGCAGTTCTGGGCGCTCGTCAAGCACGCGGCGGCGTTGGCGCTGACGAACCTTGCTGATGCGGTTGGCGGCGGTTGTGTGTGGCGCGTGCTGCCGGACGGTTCCGTGTTCTTTGGCGTGGACACTTTCCAGGCTTCGGCGCTCGTGGACTTCGAGCTGATCGACTACATGCCCCTGGAAGGGTTGCAGGTCATCTCCTCGGAAGCGCCGGACGTGAATCCAGGGGAGAGCTTCAACGGGCGCAACGTTTCGACCGTCGTGCACGAGATCAACGCGGACGGTTCCAGAATCAAGCTGTGGTATGAGCCATGATCCTTGACCGCCAGAAAGAGAGCCTCGCGGCGTTCGTCAGGGCTCAATTCCCGGAGGACCTCTACGTGCGCGAGTGGCCGGGCGTGGTCGTCTCCCAAGGTGGCGCCAACGCTTTCGACTTCCAGCCGGACGACTCACGCGTCCCAGGCATGAGCGGCATCCCGCTCGCCCTCCCCTTCCCGGGATTCGCTTTGACGATCAACCCGGGCGACACCCCGCGCGCGCGGGTTGGGTTCAGGGGAGGCAACCCGGCAACGCCGGAGCTGCGCCTGTGGGACTCGCCGGGGCTGTCGACCTTGAACGTGACGGCGGAGCAAAGCATCACGGCTGCGGCGCCCTCAGTGAACCTCGGTAACCCGGCGACTGATCCGCTGATCAAAGGCGAGCAGTTCCTGACGGTCGCCACGACGCCCTTTGTGCAGGCTACAGTCGCGTTTCAGACGGCGCTCGCGCAGTTCCTGCAGGCGCTCAACACGTACGCGCAAGGCATCCAAGCGAACGCCGATCCCTCGAACACTGCCACGCCGGACCTGCAGAGCGCGATCGGCACGTTCACGTCCGCGTCAGCCGAGATGATCGCGCAAGCCGAAGCGTACCAGGTCGAAGTGCAGACCTCTCTTTCTGCTGTGTCGAAGACCGCCTGACATGCCTACTTTCCCCGCCCCGCTCCCAGCGTTTGACTTCGGCCCTTCGGGTCCGTCATTCGGCCTGCCCGCGTCGACCGCGGCGAACGCCACGACGGGCCTCGTCAATGGGGTTGACCTCGGCCAGGACTTCGCTTTCTTGTCCACGCTGGATCCAAACTTCAACCTCGTAGGTGGCACGGCCAACCTCGGGCAAGCGCTCGCGCACCGGCTAGAGACGCCACGCGGGGGCCTCTTCTACGATCCCAACTACGGCACGGACATCCGCGACTGGCTCAACGATGCTATGACGCCGCGCCGTCTGGCGCAGGCCGCGGCCGCCATTCAGAGCGAATGTATGAAGGACGAGCGCGTGCTGTCGTGCACGGCGAGCGTCCAGTTTGTCTTCTCGACGACGACCCTCAACGTCGTGTTGAACGTGTCCACGGCCGCGGGTCCGTTCCAATACATCCTCGCCGTGACGTCCGTGTCCGTCTCTCTGTTGAGTATCGGGGGGAGCTGAAATGTCCGTCACCCTCGCGCAGTTGCTCCCTCCCGTTACGTCTGACGAAGCGAAGGCGCTCCTATTGGAGACTTTGCAGGGCATTGGCCCGGTTCAGCAGATCGGCCTGGGGGCTGGCGTGCTCGTCGTCACGGGCGCGCCTGCCGCGGCATATGACGCCATCGTGCAGATCGCTTTAGGTGGAGCGCCGGGGACTGCAACGTTCAACTACTCGCTCGACGACGGAAACACTTTCTCAGGGCCGTTCTCCGTGCCGGGGGGTGGACAGTACATCATCTTTGGCAGCGGACTGACGCTGAATTTCGCAGGCGTGTTCAACGCGACGGATCAGTACCTGTTCCAGACCATCTATCCAGCGTTCCCCGTCACGGATTGGGAGAGCGGCAGCGGCGGGCGCACGCTCGTCGAGGCGGACGCAGCCACCATCGCGGACCTTTCGGGCACGGCACTCCCGAACATTGCGGCGGGCGGGCTCGTTAGCTACGCGTCAGGGGACTGGCTCACGCTGCTGTCTGACCAGGTCTACGAGCAGGATCGTTTCGCGGCCGCGGGCACCATCGGGATCGTGCAACTGACGCTGGCCGCTACGGCGCCCGCGCTCACGATCAACCCCGGCGACATCGTTGTCTCGAACAGCTCAGGGAGTGGGGTTAACGTATTAACGTATAGCAACATGACGGGTACGACGATCATGCCAGGAACGTCGGTCGTGCTCGCGTTCCAGGCATTGGCACCAGGCGCTTTGTTCAACGTCTCGAACGGGACGCTGATCGTCCTCAAGACTCCGAAGCCCGGGCTCACGGCGAACAACCCCGCGCCGGGGACCTCAAGCGTTACGCACGTTGGAGGCGGCGGGGGGACTGTCGCGGTCACGGGCTCGCCGAATGGCAATTACTCGGTAGTCGTGCGCGTGACGACGAGCGGCGGTCTCGGGGTTGGCGCTGTGCAGATCTCCCTCGATGGCGGAAACAACTACGCCTCGCCGTTCACCATCCCAGCGAGCGGGAGCTATCAGGTGCCCGTGCTGAACGGGCTTGCGCAAACGGGACTGACGTTGACGTTCGCGGGCTCGTTTGTAGCCACGGACACGTACAGTTTCACGGCCTACAATTCCTGGATCACCACGCCCGGGCGCAACGCGGAGACGGATTCGGCGCTGCAGAGTCGGGACATCGCTCAATGGACGGGGCTCGGCTACGGCGGGGGCACTGACAAGACGTTTGATTACCTGTGCCGGACCACGCCAAGCGGGGGCAGCGAGGTGACGAAGACGCAGACGCTCCCGGACACGAGCATCGCGGGACAGATCGACATCACGGTCGCGGGCGCCAACGGGCCGATATCGACGAGCGCGCTCGCGGCGATCACCTCCTACGTGAAAGCGCGGATCGGCATCTGCAATAGCGTCTCCATTGCGAACGCGACGGTTGACACGATCTCCGTCACGGCCCAGGTGTTCTGCCCCTCGCAGGCGCTGGCCGCTGTGCAGGCGGCGATCTCCACGGCGTTCGCGACGCTCGTGGCGAACACGCCGATCGGTGGAGTCGTTACCTGGGCGAGCATTGAGGACGCGCTCTATCAGACGCAGGCAGGCGTCACGGATCTGTACCTCACTGTGCCCGCGCCGAACACGGATACGCAGCTTCCTGCAAGCAACGTCGTCGCGTTCAACCTCGCAGGCGTTTCCTACGTACTCTCTTAGACGCTTCATGCGATGAGCAACTACCGCACTGCAAAGCCGGCCCTGATGCCGACCGCGCTTCAGGACCCCTACGGGCAGTCCTTTGAGCGGGCTCAGGGTATTGTTTTCGACTACTACGCCCAGCAGGCGCGCGTCGCGGTGCAGCAACGCTTCCCCCAGTTTGCGGCCGCGGATTCGCTCGGCGCGCTTGGCCAAGAGCGACTGATCGATCAAGGCAACGACATCCAGCTTTCGTCTCCAGAGACGGCCGTCAATTACGCGGCCCGGTTGCGCGATGCGTGGAACCTCTGGCAGCTCGGGGGCTCGGCCTGGGGGATGCTGAAGGCGTTTGCGGCGCAGGGCTACTTTCCGCAGATCATGTGCCAAAACGGACTGAGCTACCAGGTTGACAGCATGCTCAACCTGACGATCACGGTCGGGGGTCCGCTCACGTTCCCGCTGTGGTCTGAGTTCTTCGTGTACTTCGCCACGCCTCCCAGCTCGTGGTCTTCGATGGTCAGCCCGCCGACGCCGTCGAGCGTGCCGAGCATTTACGAACTGCGCCGGCTGCGTAAAATCATTTTGAACCGCTGGAAACCGGGCTGGACCGTGTGCGTGGGGATAGCGGTCATCACGTCTGGCAGCCCTGGAATTTGGGGAGCCCCGGGCGCGGTTTGGGGAACGGGGACATGGGGGGGTACGGTCCTCTGGTACTCAGCGACTGACGATTTGACGTGGTCTTTTCCTCCGAGCTACACGTGGGGCATGTCTGGCCTGACGTGGGGCGCACAGGTGTAGAAGGAGCTTCCGATGCCGGCGAGCTACAATGGTAATGCGTCCAACGCGACGGGCAGCCAAGTCACGATCAGTGAGCCAGTAGACGGAGATGCGCTGACCGCAGCCTCTGAAACGATCGGCACGCATCTGCTCGCAGACTGGGCGCAGCGCTTGATCAACTACGCGCTCAACGCCGCCGCGTTCGCGCTCGGCATCACGGTCACGAACTCGACGCTCAACGGCAAGGGCGTCAACTCGACCGGCAACGGGAACGGCACGGGCGTCCAAGGCACGGGCGGATCTTCCAGCGGAACAGGCGTCGCGGGTATTGGTGGCGCCCCCAACGGTTGGGGCGTCATCGGCCAGGGCCCCGGTACTGGCCCGGGCGTCATCGGTACGAACATCGGGACGGGTCCGGGCGGGCAGTTTCAAGCGATGGGCACGGGCCAAGGCGCCGTCAACCTCGTGCCGATGGCCACACCCTCGTCCCCTGCCGCGGGAGACATGTGGATCGACACGTCCGGCAACCTCAACGCGGACGGGGCCGCAGGCGTCCTCACCCTCGCACCCGCTACGACGCCCGTCACGGTCGGGGCAGGGGGCGGCGCGCCCGCCTATCAGAACAGCTGGACGTTCTGCTCCACGCACGGGCGCAAGCTCCGGTACTGGAGAGACCCGATCGGTGTGGTGCACCTCGACGGGGGGATCAACGGTGCAGGAGAGTCGGCGCCGCTGGTGTTCACGCTGCCCGCAGGCTTTCGTCCGGCGGCACTGACAGGCGGCGACGGGCTCGTTTACGAGCAGGCCATGTACATCGGCGGCGCCGCGGATGAGGCACAAGTCGAAGTGTCGATCGACTCCTCGGGCAACGTATCGTGCTACGGTACGGGGAACCATGATTTCTCGTTCGACGGCATCACATTCTCGACCTTCTAGGAGCGCACCCATGAAAAAGGTATTTCTCGGACTTCTCCTTCTGGCAGGCGCGGCCGCGCTCGCGCAGAGCGCAGCGTCCCCCTCGGGGCAGATCTCCAAGACGGAGGTGCAGTCCACTACGCGCGCGGCGCCGGATGGGGGCTGTGACTGCAAGATCGTCAGCGGCAACCTGGGCATGTGCCTGCAAGGTGTCGTCTCGCTGCACGCAGTCGTTGCCTGCACGGACAGCAGCGAGATTGACGGGGGTAGCTTGGTTTCCTGGTACTGCTCACCTGCCGTGGGTCAATGGATGCCCGCGCAGACTTATAACAATTTCACGGTGCCCGTAGTGTCCGCGCAAAACGCGGACGGCGGCTACAGGCCCAGCGTGGGTCCCGAGCTACAAGTCACCAACCCGTTCGGGCGATTCTTGTACGCCACCTCGGCCGTGGCCTGTGCCGGGGCCTCGTGGGATGGCGGAGTGCAGGTGACTTTGGAAGGTGCACAGCAATGAGACGCGTACTTCTAGGGCTGTTGCTGGCCACAGCTGCAGCAGCACAGACGATTCCGACACCGTCGCCTACTGCACAAAGCATCGCGGCGGTGTCCGCACCTTTGTCGTTGCTGAATCAGACGCTCACTTGCGCTTCGTGCGTCTCGGCGCTGGGCGCTGTGGGTTCGTCTCCGAGTGCAAACGGGGCCAGCCTCACGGGTAACACGCTCACGCTGCAGCCGGCGGACGGGACGCACCCCGGGTTGCTCACGTCAGGGACGCAAACGATCGGCGGTGCCAAGACGTTCAGCAGCACTGTATCCGCTCCAACATTCGATAACGTGGGGGGTACGACGACACTCGGCGAGGGTGGGCAATACACAGTCATGCCCGGAACGGTCGACATCACCGGGACGGGGACCCATACCGTCGCCGGTCCATGGTGCCCGAGTAGCAGCGGTGCCGTGGGGCTCGGACTTTCGAGCGACCCGTGGGGGTACAACTTTGGACTAATCTGGGCGTACCGCCCGCACGTGCTCGACACGTGCAGCTCGACGACCGAGGGCTATGTCGAATGGGACACGAACTCCGGGGTCAACACTGGGCACCGGACGCGCCTGTGCATCTGCCGGTCGGACGGCTCGGGCACGTACACCTGGCAGAACCTCGCAGGCTCTTCACTGACTGACTTAGGCACCGCCACTACCTGCCCGGACTGAGGTCGATCGATGAGTGCGTATGACGGTGTTCCGAATCTCCCAAGCGCCAAAACCGACTCGGCAACACCTTCGCCTGCACCTGCGGGCGAGACGTGGCATGCCGCGGAGTGGAACGCTCTCGTAACCGCCGTCGCTGACCTGCGCGCTGCGCTAGCAGGAGGCACGCCGTCCGAGGGCGGTGCCGGGAACTTTTTCACGCTCGCGAAAAACCTGAGCCCGCCGAGCGGTGCCGCGAACGCGGCAAGTCTGTTCACGGACGGGGTCAAAGCGCTGGTCAACGCGAACGCCGATCGTCCCCGGGAATTCAAACCGCGGCGGTACAACGTGAAGGACTACGGCGCGAAGGGCGACGGGACGACCGACGACACGGCGGCGATCAATGCGTGCATGGTCGACGCCTTCAGCCAACAGCTCTCGCAGGCCGCGACCTCGGTCACAATGTACTCGCGGCCGATCGTCCTGTTTCCCGACGGCATCTACAAAGTCTCGGACGTGATCAACATCGCGTACGCGTTCGACATCACCGGAGAGAACGCGGTGATCCACGGGTCAAACAGCGCGAAGGACATCTTCCACTTTAATCCGGGCGGCAACGCGAAGTACACGATCCACGGCATTACCTTCGTTGGTGGCCAGAACCAACTCTGGTACGACTCGGGTGGCGTCAACTCGACGTACATCGGTATCACATCCTGCATGTTCATAAATCCGTCTGTCGCCGGGATTCACGCTGGGCCGACGCACAGTGGCGTGATGGTCTGCCAGGACTCTTTCTTTTTCGTCTTCGACACAAGCGCCTCGGTCGCCTACCTCGAAGGCGGGGATGATAACATTTTCGCCCACTGCAACGCAGGTGTGAGCGACGCGTCCGCGTCCTTCTACGCGACGGGGCAATGCGGCCTGAAGCTCTACAACGTTTTCGGGGCGCCCAGCGCGAACGGCGGCGGCGGCGCGTGGATTCGGACCGCTGGCGCACTCGGTCCGCAGGTTGTGGCTTACCGTTGCCGGCTCGGCGGCGAGGGCTCGATGCCTTGCGTTGATTGGCACGCGACTGGGGGGCAGCTCGTCTACGACAAAATGAGTGCGTATTCCCCGAGTGGGCAGACCTTCAAGTTCTACGACGTCCCCGACTTTTGTGAACTCGATGTAATGGACGGCGACGGAACGGGTATCTGGTTCGACCCGTCGATGTCCGCTGCGCGGAAGGCGTACCTCGGAAGCATTCTGTTCAAGAGCCCCGGGACGGATCCCCGGGGGATCGAGACCCAAGGCGTCGCGCTGCCGTACCCCGCGGACACCGTCGGGAGCGACGCGCTATGCTTGCTTCAGGCAACGCTGAATCCACAATCCGGCGCGCAGGGGCATCTCGTCCAGACGTCCGACTTTCTGTTTGGAATAGACCCCGGTTTCGTCGGTTACGGAGAAGACACCAGTTTTAGCAACGCGTCTGGTGCGAACGGGACGAACCTGTTCGGCGGAGCGAACCAGACGTGGGCCGCGACCGCCGACGGCGGAAATGTGAGCTTCGACTGGCCGCTCGCGATGACGGGGGCACCTCAAGGCTCGTATACGCTCGTCGTCGACTGCACCTGCACCGTGCCGCTGATGTTGACGCTGACCGCCGGAGTCACGAGCCGGCGCTTTCTGTTGAACCCGGGAGACCCTTCGCCGAGAATGATCTTTAATCAGGACACGGCGGGGTCGATCGGCCCCGACATCGGAGTGAACTTCGCGACGCTGCGGAACACGGGACAGTTCACGATCAACCGTATCCGCGTCTTCGCGGGCCGGCAGCAGATTCCCGACGAGCGGACGATTGTGTGGGGCTCCGGCAATCCGATTACCGGGACGTGGCAGCCGGGAGATGAGTGGTTGCTCGCGCCTCCGGCTGCAGGAACTTCGCCCGGTTCGGTCTGCACTACTGGTGGGATTCCAATCAAGGGTGCGTGGGTGACACTCACAGGCTACACGTGGGGTGACCAGGTATCATTTTCTGGCAACGTCTATCGATGCGTCCAGACTGGAACATCGGGGGCGAGCGGTCCGACGTTCGGTACGACCGTCAGTACTGACGGGACGGTCAAGTGGCTCTACATGGGCGCCGTGGGCGCTCCGACATGGAAGGCGAAGGCAGCCCTCGCTGCATAAACCGCATGCCCCTTTCTAAACTGAAAAGCTCCCTGCTTCTCCTCGCTCCTATCGTCTCCGGTGCAGCTACGGGAGGCGGCATCTGGGCTTCGACCTCAGCGAGGATCTCCGCTGTGGAGAGCGCTCACGCGGAGACCCGGTCAAGAATCGAGAAGGTCGAGCCCGTCGTCGCGCAGCACGACACGGGGATTGCTGTGCTCAACGCCAAGGTTGACGGCGTCAAGGACAGCCTCGAACGGATCGAAAACAAGCTGGGGACGAAGTGATCCAGCAGTTCCTGCAGCAAAGCCCAGGCTGGCAGATTTTCGAGCTAGCGCTCTTCCTGGCGTACATCCTCCCGGCGCTTTTCATGTTCCTGTTCGCTGCTTGCATCTGTGAGATTCGTTGGCTGGTCAAGCCCCGCAGAAAGAGATCTTGAAATGTTCGCCTACTCAATCTCATCCGGGAAACTGTTTTTCGATGGCGCGTTGAGAGGCCAGGGCTATGCAGGCGCCCCGTCGGGAAAAAACAATCCGCTGATGTGCCCGATCCACAACGTGGGGCCCATCCCCTGCGGCGCGTGGACGATCGAAGGCCCTCCCCAGGACACGCCGACTCACGGCCCCTTCGTTTTGCACCTGGAGCCCAAGGCGGGCACGAACACTTTTGGCCGCGCCGGCTTCCTCATGCACGGCGACAACATGAGCGATCCCGGTAACGGGTCTGAGGGCTGCATCGTGATGGCTCGTCCTGTGCGTGAGTTCGTTTGGAGTTCGGGATGTGCTGATCTCCTCGTTGTCGCCTCAGATGACCAGTTGCCTAGCGCGTGCTAGAAGGGCTTGGACATGGGACTTTTTGCATCGACATCTCTGGACGCGAACCTGCTGCAGCTGATCAACTTGATCGCTGGGGCGTTGGTCACGACTCCCGGGGGTAGCACCCCGGTCACGGCTGTAGACGTCTCTGAATCCGTTTCGGCGCAAGATGTCGACTGCACCGCGCTGACGCTCGCCATCTCGGCGCCTGCCGTGGGCGCTCCCCTTGACTCGGGCGCGGGGGCTCGTTAGTCTCCTTCACCTCTTTTCGGAAAGGAAGTTCCTCACATGGCAACCGCAACGGCAGCTGCACACGTCTCTCTGCAGATCGCGACTGGGCTCGGGGGCGCGGCCGTGCTCGCGCTCGGCATCGTCGGCAAGAACTCCACGCAGGCCGTGCTCGGCGCCTCGATGCTGATGGCAGCGCTAGCGGGTAGCCACGTGGGGCAGTTCGTGCAGTCCAAGGCGGGCGCCATTCAGGCGGACGTGTCCAAGGCCGAGCAGTTCCTGCCGATCCTCCTGCCCTTGCTTCCGCCCGCTGTCCAGGCCGCGGTTAAGACGGGCGACGCCGCTCTCGACTCCGTGCTCGCGGCCGTCGTTACGGCAGCTACCCAGGGCCAGGGCGCTGCAGCCGGCCAGGCCGCTGCCAAGGCTCCCGCGGCTGGCGGACCGTCGCAGGCGTGAGAGACGACGCACAGCGCGAGAAGCACCGCCAGTACATGCGTCAATGGCGTGCAACGCATCCCGAGCAGTGCGCAGCGTACCGTCGAAAAGCGTACGCGCGGGATCCTCAAAAGTCCCTGAATGCGACGCGTTCGTGGAAGACTCGAAACCCTGAAAAGGTTCGCGATTGGCGCATTCGCAACAAGGAACGGATTGCTGCGAGCGCGCGTCGCGGGCGCGTCGTGCACCGGGATGTGCTCAGAGCGCGCGTGTATGCGTGGCGCCGTCAACACCCTGAAAGGGTGAATGATCTTTCGCGAAAGAGTCGGGCACGGCACCCCGAAACAGCGCGCGCAGGCTCTCAACGGCGACGTGCACGTAATCGGGGGGCTTCCGGGAAATGGCGCGAGGGTGATATTCACCAGCTGTTGATCGCGCAGTTTGGACTATGCGCACTTTGCGGCAAGCCTCTGGGTCCGGACTTTCACCGGGATCACATCACGCCTTTAGCCAAGGGCGGAAGCAATTGGCCCTCAAACATCCAGCTTACACATGGACACTGTAACCAGATGAAAGGGGCGCGATGCGTAGCTTCTGTCTGATCATACTGTGCTGCGCGATTCCAGCTTTTGCACAGGATGCAGGTGCTGCCGTGGACGCTGGTTTAGCTGAGAACACGCTTGTTTTCAGTTTGTACGACGATTACAGGTGTCCGCCCGCGCCCCCGTGCGAGCGCTCGGACGCCGGCACCTGGATTTGCTCGGACGCGCGGATCTCCCGAGAAAACTGCGGCCTCGCGGGCGCGAATGTCGAGGTTCATTCCTGGCGTGACAGAGAGATGGCGCGGGCAAGCTCGGGCTTCCAGCTGCTACCCTCGCACGGCGTACTGGCGCTGATCGGCGCAGTGCTCACAGCAGAGATCGCTGTGATCAAGTCCCGTGCAAGCCAGGGATGCCGCGCCGTCGCCAATCCGTTTGCGTCAACTTGCCACTAGGAGATCCCCCGTGCTCGTCTCCGCAGGCTTCAGCAAGGACAACTCAGCCCCCTCTCGAATCATCCGCGACGTGACCGGGGCGCCGTGCAGCCACGCATTCTTGATCCTAGACGTGGCGGAGTTTGGCCAGGAAGTGGTCTGGGAGGCGAGTGCGTTCGGGCTCAGGCAAATCACCCTGGCGCGGTTCCTCGCAGCGAACACCCTGGTCGACCGCGTGTCATTCGGCACGGCTTTGCAGCCTGGGATCCGATGGGCTATCGACGAGCTGGGGGACCGTTACTCCTTCCTGAAGCTGTTCGGGATGGGCGTCGTCTACGCGGGTCGCGCGCTTAAGAAGAAGTGGGACAACCCAGCACACTCAGCGCACTCGATGTTCTGCTCGGAGCTGGTGACGACAGTTCTGCAGAAGTCTGGAGTACCCGCAGTCGTGGGGCTTGTCCCTGAGGACACGTCTCCGGGCGATCTGCTGGCGGTTCTGCAACGTTCCGTGTCCTGAGGCATCTAAGACCATATGGCGAAATGTTCGAGACTGGAGTGTACGCGCGAAACGGTCCCCCCTTTCAGGAAGTGTCCGCGCTGTAGGGAGATCTCGCGGACGTGGCTGAGCGCACGCCGCAAGAAGCTCCGCGAGGCTCAGGCGAAACTCTTCTCCCCTGAGAACGCCCCGGAGAAGCCCCTCACCCTAGGCGACGCGCTCCAGGCGTTGGGCGTGTCGGGGGCTGCGCCCGAGATTCCTGAGTTCGAGATCACGGAGGTAGCCCCTTCGGCCCCCCCGCCCCCGCCCGCCTCTCTTGAGCCCGCAGTTCCCCCGCCCACTCGCGAAGAGCGGACGCGTGAACAGCTCCTGATCGCGCGCCTGAAGCAAGAGAAGGCCCAGCTCGCGGAGCGCGTCCGGGACCTGGAGCAGCTCGCTCTTTCTGGTGATAGCGTGCGCGAGTTCGTCGGCTCCCTCGGTGCCCCGAACGTTCAAGCTAACCCCGACTGGCTCAAAGGCGCATCCGAGAAACGCAGCGTCACAGGCACGGCTGTACTGTTCATCTCAGACATTCACTTTGACGAGGTAGTGTCGCGTGCGCAGGTCAACGGCTCGAACGAGTACAATCGCGAAATTGCCGTGCGGCGGATCAAGAACACTTTCCGTTCCGCGATTGTCCTGCTGAAAGCCTTTATGGCCTCACCCCGGTACGAAGGCATCGTCTGTCCACTCGGCGGGGACTTGCTCTCCGGGAACATCCACGAAGAGCTGCAAATGACGAACGAGGCGCCGATCCAGGTCTCGGCGATGGCTTTAGAGCCACTGCTGATCGAAGGCCTGGGCGGGCTCGCCGACGAGTTCGGCCGCGTGCACGTGCCGTGTGTGACGGGCAACCACGGGCGCATGACGCGCAAACCCCAGGCGAAGAACCGAGCCTTTGAGAATTTCGAGTGGCCGATCTACCAGCGCTTGGCGGCCTACTTCGCGAAGGATCCTCGGTTCACGTTCGACATCCCCGCGGGGCCTGACGCGTTCTTCAACGTCTACGACAAACGTTTCTGCTTGAGCCACGGGGACCAGGCCAAGGGCGGCGACGGCGTCGGCGGTATCGCCGTGCCCCTCGGGCGCTGGCTCTTGCGCAAGCAGATGAAGCAGCAGGCGATGGGGGATCCCTTCGACATCCTCATGTGCGGCCACTGGCACACGCTGATGCACCTTTCGAACTTGATCGTCAACGGCTCAATCAAAGGAACCGACGAGTGGTCATCCGCGATGAACTTTGCGCACCAGGAGCCGGAACAAGCGCTCTTCGTCGTGCACCCCGAAATGGGTGTAACCGCGCGCTGGCCGATCAAATGCGACAGAGAAGGCGGCAAGGCCCGAGCTTTGCGCGAGGCAGGCACGTAACCCCAAGGTGTCGAGGTGTCCCCCATGATCCGAAGTCTGTTCTTTGTGCTCTGTCTCGGCCTGGCTGTCCAGGAAAGCGGCGGCTGTGGCTGTGCGACCGTGCCCCCTCCCGTGCCAGAGGGCCGGCTCGTGCGTGTGAAAATCAAGCCGGGCGCGGACAAGGTTCCCGCATTGGCCTGTGACGTGCGCGAGGAGCCTTGGCTTTGCGTCTCCTACGGGAGCACGATCGCGCTCACGCTCGCGCACCTGAGCGACGACCGTCTCTCGGACCTGCTCGAAGAAGTCTCGGAGTTGCGCCAGGCTCAGAAGGAGGCGCCGTGATGCGCCGGCTTCTCGCAGCACTTTTGCTCTGCACGAGCTGTGCGTCTCTGCCGCAGGCGGCACCCCAGCTCTTGCCCAAGGCCCCACCCCCCTACGCAAAAGCTCGGTGCGTCACGGCCTGTGGCCTGCGCGGCGACTTCGACCCGGGACAGTGTGCGGCCCTGAACGGTGCAGAGGCCCGGGTGATTCAGATCTACGCCCAGCACGTTTCCGAGTTCCGGCCCGGATATGCGAGCTGCATGGCCCTCGACGGTTGGACCGTCAAGATTGTTTCCGTGGACAAGAAGCGTGACGCTAAGTGCCCGGCCATCGCGTGGCAGGATCTGATCCTCGGTTGCGTCCTCGGGGAGACGCACCCGGACACCAAGACGATCGAACTGCGGGACGACGTGTTTACCTTCAACGCCTTCGCCCATGAGATCGGCCACGTCCTCGATGCGCACTACGGCACCGAGCAGGGCGTAGAGCATTGCGGCTGGACTCCGCGCGGGCTCAAGACAGCCATCCTCAAAGCGACCGGGGAGCCTGACCGTTCCCCGGAAAACTGCGCGCTCTAGCCCCATTGCTCGGCCATTGCTTGCGCGATGCCGGGTAGCGTGCGAGACCTTCTCTTCCAGCGGTCAGGTCCGGGGGCTTCCCAGAACACGCGGGGCTCGCGTCCTTTGACGATGTTCGTAGGCTGAAGCAACGGCAGGTTCTTCAGCCACAGTGACGTTGCCTTCGTCTCGCCATGCCCGAACTGCCAAGGCTGGATAGTTTGATCTGCCTTGCGTATTGCTGTGCCGATTTTTCCTGGCGGGTTTTCCAGTGCAATGCGCGGGATCGGTGCGGCGAGGAGCAAGCGTACGAAGTCTAACGACTCCTCCTGCTCTCTCTCTCTCTCTCCCTTTCCACCAACGCGCGCCGGCACGGGTCAACAACGTGCACGGCGGATGCACGATCATTAGGTCCCAACCGAGCCCGAGCACCAAGCGAACGTCAGTCTGGTAGTGGAACAACGGGTCCCCTTCTGAGGGCAGGAGATCACAGGAGTAGGCGTTATGCCCCCGTGCTCGGAACGCGTCGCGCACTTTAGCAGAGAACTCGCATCCAACAAGAACTCTCACAGTCTGCCATCCCCCAGCAGAATCACCTCGGGCAGGGCTGTACGCACCTTCTCCGCCTCGACCGCCTCCAAGGTGAGCAACACGCACAGCTCATAGACGGCGTCCGTGTTGGTGAGGTCCTTCATCAACTCTCGAGCAGCGCGGACCACGGCAGCCTGAGCGGCCGCGTGGCTTTCCTGGAGGCTCACGGCGTCTCCTTCCCTTCCAAGGCCCGGCACACCTTCACTCGTTGCCAGCCGATGGCATCGGCCGCGAGCGCCAGTACGCCCGTGGGGATGTCCGAGGGAAGCTCGGAAGCCGCCTTTATCAGGTCAGCGAGGATCCGCGCCTCGCGCGCGGCCTCGTGGTTCGTCTCCTTCAGGAGCTTGCCCAGGATGGGGAGGGTTATGTCGTTCACGGTCAGATCTCCTCGCCCTTCGGGCAATAGACGTTGGTGGCGCGCAGGCAACGGCCGCCTTGCGGGCGGTCGTGGTCGCGCATAAAGCCGTTGTAATCGCGGTTCCACGTGACGGCTCCACAGAACTGGCAGCGGCTGCGGTCGTCCTTCCCGTTCGGGTTTCCTTGAAGCACGGTGTGATTGTTCTTGTTCATGCCCGTACCTAAAGCACTCCTCGTGCCGTGTGCCCAAAACAGTTAAGGCACTGGATCTCCTCAAGCATTCCCTTTACAGTTTCGGGTCGCTGTCCCGGTCTTGAACAAACACCCCGCGCGCGGATGCTCCAGTGTTCTAACCCAGGTCACTTTGCCCGGACAGCTCCTCCGGTCTCGGAATTGCACCGGGCGCAGGCCGGGCGGATGTTGTCGCGCGTGTACCGGCCCCCGCGGCAGCCGGGGATGATCCGGTCGACGGTCATCTCGACGAGCGTCAGCAGCTTGCCACAGCGCCAGCAGCGTACGGCGTCAAGGTCCATGGCGACGGGATTGTAGAAGTTCCAGCGCCGAGCCCGACGGTTCGCGCGCCAGTTCTTCAGCAACCACAGCCGGCGCGCCAGCCTGTCGCGTGTGTTGCCCCGGACGTTCCTATTTGAGGTGCCCCTCAGGACAGCACCAGGTGCACTAGGTTGGCCAGGGCCGTGCCTACCATCAGGCCGATGCACAGGCCCAGCCACAGCTCGAAGCGCCTCGGGTCAGCGAAAGTCTTCATAGGCATCCTCCTGGGCCTCGTCAACGAGCGTGTCCGTGTGGTCTCCCGCAGCTGCACAGGCAGAGCATGTGACGAAGTAGGCGCCTTCTTGGGACTCGTCTTTCACGGGCTCGCCGCAGTTGCTGCACGTCAACTCGACTTTGCGGGGCCTGTACCGCGCGAGGCGGTCCTCGTGGTTCTCGATGATGTCCCCGATCGGGCCCAAGGGGTTGTAAGGGTTCACGGCAGTTTGCTCCTCGCCGCAGCGTCGCGGCCCTCGGGGGTGATCTTCGCAACTCGCCCGACGACTCCGGGCCACGTGGTCTTGACGTAGCCACGCGCCTCCAGGACCTTGACCGTGCGCGCCCAGCTCGACCAGCGCTGATTTGCTTGCGTGGGTGTGTCGATTCCCCAGGCGTTGGATGCGGCCCGGCGAAGCAGGGAGACTTGGGGGCGGGTGAGGGGCTTGGGGGCTTTCATCGCAGAGGCTCCGTTGACCCGTAGGAGCACGGGGGCACGACCGAGAGCGGTTCGGTCAAAGGGCGCACGGCGTCTTCCCAGGTCAGATTCTCGCAGACCCAGTGCGCGGGTACGCGGCTGTGCCAGTCGCGCGGGCTGATCTTGTCCAGCATCTTGAAAATCTGGGCATCGACGCGGCGAATTGCGGAGCGCTTGCGGTCAAGCGCTTTGCGCTCCGTGTTCGATATCCACGAATCCCAGCCGGGCGCCCAACCATAGCGGCTTCCTAGGGTGCGCTCCAGCGATCCGAACGCATCCGCTGCCGAGTCTTTACGTGCGTGCAGCGCGTCCCAGCGCTCGCGGGCGTTCATCGCGTGAAACCCTGCCACGAGCAAGCGGCGCCGGTCAGGTCGCGGCGGAAGCCCTCGGCCCCGCTACGGTCGCACCGAACCCAGCCGGTCAGCGCCAGGTTCTGGTGCACGCCCGCGCCGCAAGCCGGGCACTTGTTTGAGGTCACAGCCTGGCACGCTTCAGCTTGCGCCGCCGCGATCCGCGCCGCCGAAGCCTTCCGATCCGCCGCTCGCTGCCGTCTGGTTTGAAGGTCCATGTCCAGAGATAAAGCACTCCTCGTGCCAAAGTCCAAAATAGTTTAAGTGCCTGAATCTTCTAGGACGGATCCTTTACATTTTCCGGAACTGTTTCAGGAGAGGACGAAGCCCCCTGCGCCTCCCTGCTCCAGTGTCCTGAAATCAAACAATCTTGGCGCCTCTGGCCAAAGGTGCCCCGGCCGCCTCCAGCTCTTCCTGAGCCAAAGCGAGGGCACGCCAGGCAACCTTTACAGAGTGGAGAACGCCGTCTGTATCCCGCGTGCCCCGGTCCATCAAATGCCGCACAATGCAGTCTGCGTGATCAGTGCTCTTCCCCCGCGCGTGGTGTAGGGGCTCACCCGGGTTGTGCTGCTCGTTGCCCACTCGGGACAGTTCGGCAACTGCGGCCAAAGCCGCTGGGAAATAGTCCAAAACCCCGCGCACGATCGGGATGTCCTTCCGGGCCTTGGGGTCCTCAGGGAGGGCGTGCTCCTTTTTGGGGCTGACATGTTTCTTTTTCATCGAGCACGCTCTCTCGCCGGGGCCGTCAGCCACTCGGCGAGCTTGGGGTTTGTGAAACAGAAACTGTTCACCATCTGGTGGAATCGTCGCACGGTATAGGGGATCACGACGCCGCCTTGACGAGTTTGCCTTGATCGTTGAGCTTGTACTTCGTGTTGGGTAGAACGCCGTCCTCACCGACGTAGAAAACACCGATCCGGTAACGCTTTCCGTCCCACCACCGAAGCGTCAGGATTCCCGCCTCGCCCGCGGTCGCCGTGCCGTAGTTGCCCGCGGTCGCCGTGCCCGCGTAGCCCGCGGTCGCCGTGCCTCTGTCGCCCGCGGTCGCCGTGCCGTAGTTGCCCGCGGTCGCCGTGCCGTAGTTGCCCGCGGTCGCCGTGCCCGCGTAGCCCGCGGTCGCCGTGCCCGCGTAGCCCGCGGTCGCCGTACCCGCGTAGCCCGCGGTCGCCGTACCCGCGACGATGATCGTCCCTGTCGGTGCGCGCGCGGCGACCATCTTCACGGCGTCGTCTCGCTTGCCGCAGAAGACCACTGTCCCGCGCGGGAACTTGACCTTCTGATCGTCGATCTTCACGACCTCGGAAGTGAGCACCTCGACGACGAGCCAGCGCGCGTCCTCGCTCCAGTTCAAGAGGTTTCCCGCGCCCGCGCCCCAGAGGAGCCCGTGCAGGCCGTGCCCGCACTCGGGCTTTGGGTCCCAGTCGAGGGCCCTAACCTCACCCTTCTCGGGCCACTGGAAACCGTTGAAAGACTTTCCTTCCGCGTCCGTCGTCCGGAGAATGAGAACAGTTGCCGGCTTCTTTTTCGAAGTCTTTTTCACAGGAACTCCCTTGGAGAGTTTCACGCCGCACCCACCCTTGCCCGAACCACGCGCCCCTCTACCTCGACCTGCCAGCCGATTTGGGAGAAGAAGCACGCCAGCTCCAGCGCATCCTCGTCGCGGAGCATCTTGATACGGGTCTCGGCGTCGACCCAGCCGCAGGAGAGGGACTCGAAGAAGAGGCCCAGCTCTTTGAGCTTGGCGGCGATCATTTGAGCGGCGGGGGATTGGGGGCTGGTCATGGGGTCTCCCTACGAAAGTTTGCGTTCAGCTCGCGGACCTTCTCCAGCACGTGGTGCATGTCTCCCACGTGCCCGTAATGAATCTTCGCGAGCTTCCCGTCGGGCATTGCGCCGTGCGCTTTCACGTGGAGGACCAGCTCCTCGATTGCGTGCAGCGCCTCTGTCTTCGCTGTAGCGTAAGCAGCCGCAGCTGGGCGAGTGATGCCGGATCCTGGTTTTTGGGTCGAGTTCATAACTAGAGTACTAAGCAGCCCTCGTGCCACGGTCGCTAGTGCGTAGACCTAAACAGTTTCGGGCGCTTACCTCTTTACATTTTCCCGGGGTGTCTCAGGTTAGGACGGACACCCCGCGCGCAGATGCTCCACTGTCCAGGTTAAGGACAGTGGTCCGAGTCCTTGCTTCCGGGTCGTCTGAAGCAGAAGAACACCACAGCCAGCAGGAGCAGGAGAGGGATCGCGTCAACCCACGTGAAATCAGGCAGGGGGTTCACGCGCACAGCCAGGTCGCGCAAGCGCTTCGCCTCCGTATCCTTGCCAACCTGGAAAAGATCCGTGGCCTTCGCCCGAAGCATTCGCGCAGCAGAGCCTAGACCCTCGCTGCGGCCGTGGCGCTTTCCCTCTTGGTAGTGCTCCTGACCGCTCACTGAGGGATCACCCACATCGCCGACTCGGAGCCGCGCTTGCCCTGGCGCACGCACACAGACGACGGACACGCCCCCACCTTGCGGAGCCGGCGCAGGGCCGTTGCCGCGGTGCCGCCGAACTTCTCGGACACCTCGCGGGCGCTGTGAGGGGAACGGAGAAAGGACTTCAGGAGCCACGGAAGATATTTGTCTGGACGTTGCATGGAACACCTTTCTAGGTGGAAGAGTACACCCTTTCAAACTCGAACCGCCCCACAGCCTTCAGGGCGATTCCAATAGCGGCATAAACGTTATGCTGAAACCTTTTCGCAGGCAAGATTAGCCTAGTCTTCTCGTGTGGATCCAATCTCTCTTGGACATGGGCACAGTACGTGCCCCGGCCCTTGGCCGAGCCTCGCCATTGCGTCGGGAAGAAGCCCACGTGCTCGGCCTGGGGAAAGAGCGCGCACACCCAAACGCTGACCGCAAGCAGGCCCATGATGGTTAGAAGTTTGGCGGGGTCGTCGTCGCCTCTTGGATGCATACGCTCGAACGCAACGGCAGTTATCCTTTCTTCACGTAGTTCCTGGACCGTCGCCCAGTTCTTCACGATCTCCGCCATCGCCCGCCAGCCCCGCGGCCCGTTCTCTAGCCTGTGTGGCGCCTGCAGCCAGGTCGCCTCAACTAGACGTTTGTTTCGCAGCACGGACACGCCACAGTCGGACTGCCCGGGATCAAGACCTAGGAGCACAGGCCTTCCTTTTGAGCAACGGCCTCGATCGCGGCGTCCGCTGCGTTGTGCCAAGATTCCGATGGGCTCTTGTCGTCGCACTGTCCGACGCGGTATGTGGCCCACACCGCGCGTTGAATGCCTCGCGGTACCATGCGCCAGTGCCTAAGACACATCAGCATCTCGGGCTTGCACTGAGTTACACAGCCGCGCGCGTGGCAGCGGTGCGCCGCCGGCAGCCTGTGGTTTGTTGCTGGGAAGTGCCCGGGCTCTAAAGCACACTGTTCGCCCGTGCGCGAGTCTAGCTCTTGACAGCGCTTAGGGTCCATAATCCCACCTCCCCACCCCAAGAGCCTTCAGCATCTCCCAGGCCAGCACATTGCCTCTTGCAGCCTCACTCACCAAAAGGGACAACACGCCCCGTGTCAGGTCGATCGACGTCTTGGGCTCGGGGCGGCTCATTCTTTGTAATCCGGAAACAGTTGCTTGAACCGCTCCAGCAGGAACCAGCGCGCTGTGCGGGGGTCCCACATTCGGATCTTCACAGACTTGAGAGGCTCGACGTAGCTTTTCGTCGTCTCTTCCGGCCCGCTGAGCCCGTGCACTTTGAGGCGCTCCGTCCAGTACAGCTCGTTGTCTGCAACGTCCACCTCGGGCGGGCACGTGCTCAGCTCTCCCAAGCCGAGCCGTTCTGCGATGACGGACAGCACACCGTGTTCGATCTTCTTGTACGCTTCCAGCCCAGGCGCGCTTTTCAGCGGCGAGTTCAGGTCAGCGCAGTACGCTTCGGCCCAATCGTGCACGAGGCCCCACTTTGCGCAAAGCAAATCCTTTTGATCCCAAACCGGGGCATTGATCCAGTCCAGGGGCCTTTTCGAGCGAGACAGCTCCTCAGATCTGAAGCTGACGTGCCAACAGTGCTCCGCGACGCTGTAGAGGTCATCGCTCGCGTACTGGCCAGTGAAGCGACAGAGCTTCGAGAGCGCGTAGGCAATATCGCTGACGCGAACGTCCGCGGCCTTGGGAGTCAGGAGATCGAAGGGTTTCCCTGACGCTGTGCGGATCCAACTCTTCGTAGAAGCTACCTGGTAGGGGTGCTCGGTCTCAGACGAGTGACTCATAGCCCACACTCCTCTAACGTCGGGGTCTCGCAGGTCCCGTGCCTGTTCTCGCAGTAGATTTTGTACACGCGGTCGATCTCATCCGCGGTCAGTTTCCGCCCGACGCACGTGCTCGTGAGCGCGCCCTCCAACCCGCCGCAGACCGCGCACAACGCCAAGCCCCCATCACAGAGCATGCACCCCGGACAGTCCGGTGCCGTGCAATTCCGCCACACGTGACCGCCCCAGCCTGGTGCAGTTGGGTCTTTCATTTGTACTTCTCCCATGCCCCAATCCTCGCCCGGGCAATGTTCGCGTGCTCTTCCAGCATCTCGATCCCGATGAAGTCTTTCCCCTCCAGGCAGGCCGCGATCCCGGTCGTGCCGCTGCCCGCGAACGGGTCCAGCACGACGCCGCCCGGCGGGGTGACGAGACGCACGAGCCAGCG